AGCGATCCTCGGCCTGTGTCACGTTCCCGGGAACCCAGTCCAATTCGGCGAACACCACACTAGAGGACGCCGTCAACGTGAGTCCCACGCCCGCGGCAGTGATCGATCCCACGAAGAGCCGGATAGCCCCGTCCTTCTGGAATCGATCAACCGCGCGCTGGCGATCCTCGAGTGAGGTGTCGCCGGTGAGCACGACCGACTTACCCTTGAAGGCGCCGGCGATCTGGGCGATTACATCCTTGTGATGTGCGAAACACACGACCTTGACGCCCTCCTCGTCAACCAACTCCTTCAGGTGCTCGATGACGTCGCCCACTTTGGCCAATGCCGTCTGGTGGCGCAACTTCGAAATCTCCGTGAAATCCGTCATAATCCCGCGGGACATCGCGCGCACCGCTACGCGATATGCCTCGTCATCCTCACATGCCTTGGCCAACTCCACCGCGATCTTGAGCTGCAGAATTCGGTCCTCGTTGGCCGCGATGGCCGCACGCTCGCGCGCCACGAGGTGCTGCGTCTCGACAGTCGCCGGAATTTCGATGACTTGGCGCCGCTTCGCCGGCAATTCCTTCAGCACGTCTTTCTTGAGGCGGCGCACCAGGACACTGGAGCGGAGCTTCATCTGCAACTCATCGAGATTCGACGCACCGCTGACATCGCTGCCCCACCGGTTCCGCGTGAATCCGCAGTAGCGTACGACGTAGTCTCGCCACGATCTCCAAGTCTCGGAATCGAGCCTGTGGATGATCGACCAGAGTTCACTTGGGCGGTTCACGATGGGAGTCCCGGTCATGAAGATCACCCGCCGCGCGTCGATACCTGGAATCCAGGGGCCTCTCGCACCCTTGATCGCTGGGTTGCCACGGTAGCCCAGGAGCACGCGCGACCGCCGCGCCTTCGGATTCTTGATGTAGTGAGCTTCGTCAGCCACGATGAGGTCCCACTCCACCGCGCGAATCCATTTTTCGTGCTTGTATAGGACGTCGTAATTCACGATCACCACGGCGTCTCGCTTCGGCCAGTCGGGCTCGAGCCGCGGGAACTCCTTGGGGGTGGCCAGGCACACCATAGTCGGCCGTACCAACCAGCGGCCGAGTTCGCGCTGCCAATTCAGTTTGAGTGATGCTGGGCAAATGATGAGGGAGCGGTGGGTTGCCACGTCGGCGTTCATGACTCCGATGGCCTGGATGGTCTTGCCAAGCCCCATCTCGTCGCCGATGAGGGTCCCCTTGCGCCGGAGTGCGAACGCAATCCCAGCGCGCTGGAAGCCCATGTACTCGTAGCCTGCCGGCGCCGGAATCTCAATGTCGGCGTCCGCCGCGCTCGACATATTGACGGCCTCGGCCACCTCCTCGCGCACCGATTCGAGCACAGACCGAACGTAGTCGTCACTCGCGTATTCGATGAGCCGCGATGCGTTGCGTTGGTTATCGGTGTACCACACGCGCGCCACTTTGTCCCAGCGGAACCCCGCCTCTTTGGGGACGAAGCGGTCCTCGTAGTGGCAGGCGAACTCGAACCGCCCACCGTTGAACAGGAGCCTCATCTCCGCATCAGTCCGCGGCCACGGCCGTATTGAGCACCTTGCGGACCCCGACCCAGTGCGCGTGCAGGGCGCCGTCCTTGGTATAGAACATCAACCTGAACGGGCCCTTGTACTGACCGTCGCACATCGGATCCATGCAGTAGAAATCGAAGTCCGAGCGCTGTGCGATTCCCATGACGTACTCAGTCTGGAAATCAGAACGTCCAGTGGAGGGACCGAAGTCCTCGAGTTCGTGGTATTTGCCAATGGGAATCTTCATCGTGACACCTCCGATCGCAGGTAGCCCTTCGCTTTGACCCGTGCCGCCATGTCACCCGCCGCAGATCGCGCCGCACGCTCGATGAGATCGAGTTCCCAGTCGCCCCGTTTCGGATTCGTCGCGAGCGCCCACTCGCGGCACCGCGTTCCGATTGCGTCGGCCTCGCGTAGGAGTTCGATGTATCGAGTCTCCTCGCGCTGCGCTGCGAGTATCTGTTCTTGCGTGGCCATCGTCGTGTTCTTTCTCCGCGCGGGGCGGGCGCGCGGCGTTGGGCCTCGTTCGGGTTTCGAGGCAGGCTAAGGCTGCACCATCGCGAAGTGAGCGCCGCGCCGATTCCCCTCGGCGACCGCGAGTTTCTTGGCTTCCTGGTAGAGCATCGACCCGGGCGCGAACCAAACCTCCGAAACGTCCCTGTACGATGTCGAATCGAAGGTGAACGCCCAGCATCCACGACCCCGCGGCTTCCTTCCCTGTGACCGCTCGAAGGCGAAAGTCTCAACGTCTTTGCTCGTCATCGTCTCGTCTCCCGCGTTTAGGGTCTCGACTCGCCCCGGACACCAATTACGTATTGCACGCGCCGTGCCAGTGAATAACGCCTTCCGTGGCCACGGAAGCGGCATCCCCGTGGCCGTCCGTGCGATATCGTGCAACACGCAATGGCAGTACCTTGCAAGCCGCAATCAATCGCGGCGCAGGACCTCCATGCGCGCGCGCCGTTCTAGTGCCTGCCAGAACAGCGGGTTTGCCTGGGCCTCTGGACCGAGGCCGTACGTATCACATAGCACCGATGGCGCGAGTGATTCCACCAGTCGGTCAATCTGTGCGCGAGACACCAGGAGCGTTACATGGTGATCTGCGTTACGCTCGCTCATGACTTCCTCGCGATCTCGCCCACTGCGATGCCGAACTCACGAGTGGCAACGCCATAGAAGTACGCTGTGAACGGTTCCCACGGTGCATAGCCGGCCGTAAATCTGGATCCTCCGGGACGCGCGCGGTCGCGATGGAATTGCCTTTCCGCGTCAGTCGCCTTGTGCCAATACGCAACCGCCGCGCCCTTCGCCCTACGCTCCTTGTGGGTCACGATGCACGCCCCTTCCGGCTGCTTTTACAGTCTTCGCACCAGTGCGGCTTGAATCCGCGCGTCACATGATTACGGTGTTCCGCCGCGTCGTACGCTGAGTCAAAGGCGCCGGCGATCCGATGCCATCGATCCCAGCCACGAGCCCACGCCGCCTTGGATTCCGCATTCCCCCAGTTGTGGACCAGGAGTTCCTGGCCGCCCGTCTCCGGATGCACTCGATGTGCGGAGTCCCTGGCGACTGACATCGCGAGTCTGAACACCCGCTGGCGCTGCTCGTAGATTTGCGTTGTGGTCTTCATCACAGCGAGCCCTCCTCCCACGGATCGATCGTTCCATCAATCACCTCGAACACCTCGTAGCGACGATGGCGAGTCTCGACGATCACCACCTTCCGACCATTCCAGCCGAGCACATCGTGCGTCGGCGAATAGCGGTAGGGGCTCGGAATCTGGGACTGTCGCGGGATCGTTCCCACCGGATGGATGAGGAATTCTTCGTCCTCACATTCGGCCAGGAACCGCGCATGTGCGGCGTAGCCCGTGATCACCTTGATTCGATTCAGCTTCATCGCCGATTCCCTCCGTTGCTGGCTGCCCCCACCACCCATACACCAAAACAATCGCAAGGTTCTTGCCATACCAATGTGCCAACGTTGACTCTCGGAGGGTCCTCCGTCTGTGCGACACACCGCTGCACTACACTCTGCAATCGCGCCACCTTGCAGCGTGCAACGTCAGTCAGACACCCCGCGAGCGGGCGTAATCACGCTCGAGTTCGGCTCGGTCACCACGTCCGCTCAGCACCTCCGCCACACACTCCGGGCACCCGCGGTCGCTGTCGTATCGATCATTCGGATTACCGGCCGTGACGTCGTCTGGATCGTACACACCATGGCGAACCGCACATCTGATGCACGGCTGGTCGGCTTTACCGAACGCCCACACCTCCAGAGCGCGCCAGAATCCAGCAAGCTCGAGCCAGTCGGCGTTGGCGAATTCCACACGGCTGCTCTGGTACCAGATGGTGAGCGTGTCGAGATATCCAATGAGCGATTCGCCGGCGGCCTTCCACCGACAGTATATTGCGTCGTCGCAGTGCACTCTGGCCACGTGCGCCCCGGCAGATATGATGAATCGAACGTGCTCGCGGGTGTCGTACGCCAGCGTGCCGGCCTCGGCGCTCGCATCGAGTAGCGCCGCGGCCGCGCGGAAGGCGTTCTCGTAGTTGGTTGGTGAACTCACGACACACCCTCCGCCCTCGTGTCTGCGCACCACTCGCACTCTTGGATTGTACACGGCTCGACTCCGAATTCCATCCGCTCGAGGGCCCGGGCCCAGAGGTCGTCCTGCGTCTCATCATCCCATGGCGAGTTCACCAATTCATGGACGCCTGGGTTCTCCTTCCACGTGTGGTAAGGAGGAGCCTCGACATTGATCTCACCGCCGGCGTAATCGAGGGTCGCTCCGAGCTTGCACGCGAGGGCGACAACCTTCTGCTTCGCGCGTCGTTGTTCAGCGGTCATCATGGACCTCCAAGACTGAGTTCGCGCCGATACCACCGGCACGCTGCACACGTGCAGGACCACTCGCGTCCACACTTCTCGTCAGCGTCGGCGTGCTCGTTGGCCGTGCGGATTCGTGAACGTTCGTCGTCCTGTGCTGTTCTCTTTGGATTGAAGAACGACGCGAGTTCGCGCTCGAGTCGCGATTTCATTCGACCACCTCGACCCCGGGAGGAATCGGACCGCGGATTTCCCTCTCACCGTCGAAGTCCGACCACGTCCAATCGCCAGAGTCCCTGCGGATGACCATGTGTGATCTGTCCCAGTTGTAGCACCGCGTCAGTTTGGCTGTACCGGTCCCCCACAAGCGGCCGTCTCTCCAGGGTTGCCTTCGGCGGTAGGCGTATCCCTTCCCGGCCTCAATCGCCGAATGCTCGACTACCGGCAGATCGTTGACGTTGACTGTCGTCATGTGTGCTCCTCTGTTGGTGATTCCGACGCCGTGGGCTCTTCGATTATACCCCCACTGGTCCCCCAACGTCAAGATATTTAGACGTCTCCCCCGGTCGCTCCGTGCTCCCAGTCATCGCCCGCGCCATCGAATGGTCCGTCCCATCCGAGAGCTGACAGGAATGCGCGCAGCACCTCGACCTCTTCCACTCCGTCGTCCAAATTCAAAGTGACCGTCTCGATTGAGTGGTCCGTGTCGGCGATGTGACAGAGCTTCATTGTGGTGTCCTCCTGTTCGGTCTTCGATCGTTACCGCGAGCGGGTGATCTCGTGAGTTCCGCGCGGGATTTCGACGGAGCCGTTGCCCTTCAGCCAGCGGATCACGCCAGGGGTCCGAGGTCCGAGGTCCACGATGAAGCACCACTCGGAGTCGCGATAGCGCATCGCACCATAAACCGCACCACGCGGACCCTTGAAGATGGCCGGCGCCGCGTCGTTGTCGGTCCACTCGACTTCGTATCCCAGGTACTGGTTCATCGTCGTCTCCCGCGTTCGTCGTTTCGTTGCCCCGGACACCAACGAAACATCGCAACTGGTGTGCCAACGCGAAACGCCCAGGAGAGCCCACGGAGAGCACCACACGGGCTGACCACAGGAGAAAATTGCACGGTGCAACGGCACACCATCGCAATCTGCAACATCCAGGGTTAGACTCGTTGCAGCCACTCGAGCGGTTCGGGGTATGCCTTGGCGATCCTGTCCCAGAGCACGGTTCCCGTCTTGCGGTTCACACGCTGGACAGTTCCCTCTCCCCAGTGATGACAGAAGACACGCTGCCCCTTGGCGATCCACGCGCGCACTTCCTCGCGATGGGCCTCGCGCGCGCGCTCCGCATCGCCGGCCACACGCACCTTACGGATTCTGTCCGCACGGCCGCGCATCTCGCGCGCTTTACCGAGACTCTCGCACGCCCGGTCATCCGCACGATTCATCCTCTCGCGGAGCGGAATCCGCCCCGGCTGTGTGATGAACGCCCAGTCGCGCCGCACTTCCGGATTGCTGTTGAGGGTGGCAGAGGCTCGCTCCTCGCGCTTCTCCGCCCAGCCGTCGAGCCGATCGGCTTTGCGGTCCGCCGCCTCCTGCCGATAGGAGCGGATCTCTTCGGGATCGGTCGGGGCGCAGGCAGGGCAGAAGATTCCCATCCGTCGCTCGTACACCACCTCGACGCCCACGGCCAGATCCGCCCCACATTTGCGGCACTCGCCGGCGAATTTCGTCTTGATCGTTCGCATCGTTCTACTCCATTTCCGCGTGACACGCCTCGATGTCTTGGATCGCCTTCCCGATCGTCGCCTGGAGTTCGACCCACCAGGGCAGCGCCCGATCCATGCGGCCCGGCTCGGGATAATAATCGCGTCCGTTCGGCCACGCATGACTCAGGCATTCACTGGTTGCGCGCAACGACTTGTGTAAATCGAGGAGCTGCTTCTCGAGCGCTTCGCGTGAAGTCCCGTTCATGTGAACGATCGGCGGAATCATGTCGGTCATGGCTTTGCACCCCCGGCCCTCCCGGGCCCGTTCAAGTATGCGACCGGTCCCCGCGCCGCCGGTCGCCCCGGCTGGCCGCTAGGCCGTAACCGATGCGCACCATGTCGGGGTGGAGCGACAAGCCCGAACCCTAGCGTCAAGACTACCGTTGGACTTGACCGCGAAAACCGTATGCTCAAGCCACTCCCGATCCGAGGCGAACTGAACGGGGTAGGCCGATCCATTCGGACGTGGAGCGCGAGCCCATGCTGGGACATGCTCCAGCGTGTATCGGTGGACGTAGGCGGCTAGTACGTGCCGCTGGTCTGAAGCAGTTAGCATCGTTCCCTTGACGTATCGCACCGCTCACCCCCGCTGCTCCCGCAGCTGTTCAAGTTGTTGCGACCAGTCCCCGCGCCGCTGGTCGCCCCGGCCGGATCCCGCCGCTCGCTCACAGCCCCCGCGCGCCTGCGAGGGCCAGGGCTGGGAGTGCCACCTAGTCGGTGGGACACGAGCGCCACGGGGCGGGTGCTAGCTACTCCAAACCCTAGGGGCCAATGTGCCACAATCACCAGCACGATTGAGGGCGGTAGCCTGAATGTCGGCCAGCTCACGGAAGCGTGCCCCGTCGCGGATCGTGCTGTAGTAGCCCAGACAAGCATCGTCCTGACGGTCAATAACCGTGGCGATGCTGCCGCCCTCACCATGCCAAAGGGAAACGTAGAACCTAGTCATCGCTCGCACCCCCCGCGCTCCCGCGCGTCCTACCGCGCCTCGAACTGCCGCATCTCGCGCCGAATCTCCGCCGCATGACGCCTAGCCTCACGCAGAGTAGGTGAACATCTCCACCACGATTGTATCACCGGTAACTCCTCGCGCCAGCGCCGCGAGCGGATATGGTACGTACCATGCTCATGAAAGATGCTCACGCCCCCGCGCTCCTCCACCGCTCCACAGATCAATTCATAGGAAGTCACCACGCACCACCCCCCGCGCTCCCGCGCGTAGCACCGTGCCTTGAACTGCCGCATCTCGTCCCGGAGCGCGCCTCCCCGTAGCGCGCCCCGGGTGTTAGTTGTCAACCGAACTGCACGACCCGTTTGGTGTTGCGGTCCATCCATCCGTGCACGCGCTCGATTCCCTGAGATCCGAGGAGCATGAGGTCGAAGTAGCGCGCGTCTCCGTCTTCACACTCGGCCTGCATCGGTTGATGGATGGCGACGAAACGCGAGGCATCGCCGCGGTAGCACTGTCCGACGACGCCGCCGCATTTGGCGCATTCGTACACACCCACGACATCCGTCTCACGACCGCGGGTGGAGGAGCAACCCGGGCACTGCCCCATCGTCGTCGTCTTGCTCTGCTTGGTGCTCATCGAAGGGTCTCCTTGTTTCCCCGAGACACAACCAAACATCGCATACCTCATGCCAGTATCATCTTTTGCCGTCTGTGGTGATCTTTTGCGGATTCTGATAATGTGGATTGCAGCGTGCAAGGGTAGGCGATTGCAGGGTGCGAACGGTCGTGGGCGGGCGATGGGGGCTGGAGCCGAGGCACCCGGTTGACGGGCGCAAAGATGCGTACTGGATCTGTCAGAGAACGCAAAGATGCGTACTGGATCTGTCAGCACGCATTAGATGGCTCCCAGCGCTCGGTGTCGGCGTCGTCGTGGAAGGTCGAGAATTCGACGAACCGCGTCCCTGGGTCCATGGCGCCGAATCTGTGCCAGACACCAGGAGGAATGCGGAATCCTTGGCCGGATTGAAGATCGATCCTCCCGTGGAATTCTCCCTGTCCCGGCAACGATCCCGCGATGGCATCGGTTGGAACCGCGGGAACGTCGTAATTCTCGAACAACTCGAGTCGTACACATCCATCGAGAACGTAGAATGTCTCGTCCTTGGTGCGATGGCGCTCAATGCGCGAGGCCCGGCCAGGACGCGCGCGCATGATTTTGCCGCAGTATCCGGCTTTGCGCTCGTTTACCACGATTTCCTCGTGGCCCCAGTTCTTGTGAACGATAGCCGGAGTGATTTTCACTGTTTCCGTCTCCCTTTCGATTCTCGGAGTAGTTTGACCATCGCGGAGACTGCGAGGATATCCGCGATCACGAAGAACACGACGCGCGAATCGAGCATCGCCGATGCCGCGCCGGAGTCGCCCCCCGCACTGGCGAAATAATAGAAGGCTGACAGAAAGAAGAGAGCAGACGTCACGAGGAGCATGCCACCAATGAGTCTGAGCATTGTACTGGATTCTGCCGGCAAGACCAGCACCGTCCCGACCGTGCCGTAAGAGAGTGTGCCCACAACAGAGAGGAAGAGCATAAAGCCGGAGAGATCCACGTCATCCACCCCACTTTTTGAGGGCCCATGGGACCAGGAATCCGACAATGACACCAGCCGCCGCTACCCATCCAGACGCAAACACGATCTTCTCTCGCACCTTGCGGATCTCGTCTTCGTTATCTCCGCTCGACGACTTCGCACCATTCGCTATCGCCTGGATATCCGCCTTCATCTCGCGGCGCACATCGGTCAGCCCCTGGCCGATCTCTCGACGGATGTTCATCTGTTCAGTCTGAATCGCAGCGACTTGCAGCGACAATGCACCGACCGATCCCTTGAGATGACCAATACCCTCCGTCAGATGGATTAGAGTAACTTGGTCGTGGCTCGAATCCGGCGCCATCAGGAGACCCTCCATCTATTCCGCTCACATCTCACGGTGGTGTCGGGTGTCCGCTCCACGTCGGGTCGATGGAGTAATCCTTACTGCCGTCAGCGTGCATGACGAAATCGAGGTTCATGGGATCGCTGTTCGGAAATTGTTTTTTGTGTCCGACCCAGCGCACCGTAGATGACCAGCCTTTCTTGGCCCTGGTGAGTGCGACTGCACACGCGCGGCGCCAGCAGCCATACTTCGCCGCCACGCCTTCAACTTGCCACGGCATCGCGTCGTCTCCTGGTGGCGCCCCCGAGTCGCTACCTCGCCGGCCACACGTTCCGGAGCCGCGGAACCGGACGGACGGCCCTCCGTGCCGACGCAACCACGACGCCGACACTCCCACCCTCGCTGCACCCGGGGGCGATGTCAGATTTTCTCGTAAGCCACGGCGAAGTTGTATCCCTCGCCTGGGTCCCAACGAAAGACCTCGCGCAAACCGCCGATTCGAGCAGCGATGGCTTCCATATATGTGAGCCCAAAATCTCCATGTTTATGGGCGCCGTTGGGCTCTGTGCCGTCAGCGATGCAGTGCGCGACGTAGCGTCGCTGGTCAGGCAGAAGAAGGACAAGGCGTCCTCCCACCCGTAGTACACGCAACCACTCACGCAGTACGGATTCCGTGTCCTCGAAATCCTCGAGGCAGTGGGAGCTGTAGATCCAGTCCAGCGCTCCATCCGTGAACCAGGGGAGATGCGATGCGTCGCCGGAGAAATTCGTCGGGTGTTCGCCGCAATTCGACATGTGGACATCGCCCTTGTCCACGGTAGCCGCCCATGGAACTATCGGATCTCCCCCATGCCCAATGTCCAGCCCGTTTCCTTCCTGCGGAATCCACGGCAGCACCACATGCCGGTACACGTCAGTCTCGCTGCGATAGCGAGTATCGGAAGGAAGCGCAGATCGGAGTGTCATTGATGTTCCCCCACTAATAGATCCTCGTCACTTGGTTCAAGTCGTGAGCGTCAATCACGCGGAGCACATACTCCGCGGTCGCCCGCTCGGTAAGATGCGCCATACAATGATTGAACCCGCGATGATGAATCTCGAAGCACCTCTCTGGGTCAGCCATCGCCGCCTGAATCTGTTCGACGAGGTCGCTGCGGACATAATGCTCGCCGTCCACCCATACGCAGTAGGCCCAACACGTGTCACCGTGGATGAGTGGTGCGTGGGTTTTGATGGCGAGCGGGCCCTGCATGAGCAGAGTCCTACAGAGGACCTCCGTCATGCGAAACGATCCGGAGCCGTAGCCGTCAAAGGACACCGAACAACGAGCGGCCTCGAGGCGCTCGAAATATCCGCGCGGTCCGAATTGTGGGAGCCGCGGACCATCACGCTCGATGACGTAAACATCCTTAACGACTGGAGACGCCTCCATCTCCGCTGTGAGGTTCACCCTCCACGGATTAGACAGTCCCCACAGGCACGCGACTTGGGTTGTCCTCCTGAGATATTCATCACGTTTTGGCGCCCGCCGGTGCGCGCTTGGCTGGTAGAGCGGATAATCGATCGGATGGTACGCCGCCGGGAACGCCCACGCATTCCAGAATTCCCGCACGAAGTATGGGAACGACTGGCAATCGAGCCAATCGCGCAACAGCGTCTGCTGTTCAGGATTCTTGGTGTCGTGTGTCATGCTGCCCTCAGCGAACGCATTCCAGTAGGTGCCGATTGGCTCCTTCACTCGTTTCGTCCATCCGTACTCGGCGGTATCAATGAAAGCAATGCGCCGGCCGTGATTTTTCGGTGGGAGCGGAGGATAGGCGTAGTTCGTAACGTGGGCGCATTGATTAAACACCAACAAAAGGTCCCAGTTTCCATCCGGCGTGTAGTCCACAACTTGATGACCGAGGAGGCGCATGCCGCGCTCGAGCCCGATGGTGAGAGGCGAGCCGCCGAGATTTGACAGGAGGAACGCTACGCGCACGCTGCCACCCCAGTGTTTATTGAGTGACGCAGAATATGACCTGGAAATTGTCCCATTGAGGCCTCATATCTCACGCCAGGAGCGCCGGAGTTGAACGGGATCCCAAGAATCCTGCGCACATCGGACTCGAGCGAATCACGCAAGGCGACTAGATCTTGGCTTCTCAAGTAGTCGGTGAAAACGTAAGCGCGGTAGTCGCCTGGGACTCCCTTGTATGCGTCCGCGGTGGTACTGTAATCGACGTCCACCGCGTGCAGTTTGTCCCCGGTGCGCGGCACAGTGTAAGTCCAGACATCGGGAGACGTTTGTATGGCGTGATCATAGTACGGAGTCCCAGGATAGCAAGAAATCACCGTGCAGTCGAAATCGTCAGGCTTCTCCTCGAGTAACCAATCGCGCGTCTGTTGGACTGTTTCGAAGTTTTCCCCCGGATGACCGATCGACATGAGCGCCTTCACCTTGAGCCCATGCCGGCGCGCAATCGCGAGGCAGCGCGAATTGTCTTCGCGTGTGGCTTTCTTGTTGATGTTCGTGAGCACGCGTGGCGATCCCGATTCGAAACCCACGAGGATCCACCGGAAACCCGCAGCATGCATGGCCTCGGCCTGTTCCTCGGTGAACAGTTCCGCCTTGATGAATCCGCGGAGCCTAAACTCGATCCCTAGATCGCGTCCCAGATCCGCGATGGCCCGCATGAGTTGGACGCATTGTTTGTTGACGTTCAACTCGTCGTCGTACATCATGATCCCGCGGACACCGTAACTTTCAAAGAGATGCCGAATTTCCGCGACGACCGACCAAGTGCTGCGTGTCCGGATTCTGCGCAACATAGAGGAGAGCCGGCCGCCGCAAAACGAGCACTCGAACGGGCACCCCAACTGCGCGATCATGGAGGTTGCCCGTTCTCCCTCGACCGAATAGTGATAGGAGTCCATGTCCACGAGGTGCCGAGCCGGGAATGGCAACGTCTCATAAGATTCGTCAGTAAGCCACAGATCAGACTTCGGATCATCGGCATCAATGAACGCCGGTGGCTCATCCTCAAGAGCGCGGAATATGGCGCCCTCGCCGTCGCCGGCGACAACCACATCAACCAACGAAGACATATTCTGGAAGGCGACCGTGGCCCGCCCCGGAGTGCCCGCCTTGGCCTCTCTCCTGCGCGCGGCTGCGACGAGAGTAGCGTGGGGGCCACCCAATACCAGCCGGACGCCAGGACGGCCCCGGCGCAGTCGAGACAGGATCTTGGTGGTCGCCGGCATCTGGGGCGTCGTGGCTGTCAGCCCGAAAACCGTGGCTGTAGTGCGCGAGGCATAGTCGGACACCGCTTCCTCGTAATTCTCGATCCCCGATAGGTCCAGATGTTCCACGTGAAACATGGCCCGTTCGAGAACCGCAGCCACCCGCAGGATGCCCAACGACACGAAAACCCGTTCGTCGAGGAGGAACGTTGACGGTGGAGTGATGAGGCAGACCGCCGGCTTCATCCGAACATCTTCCTGCCAGTCAGCCAACCCAAGAGCGACCCCACAGCCAACAATGCCGCGAGGACGATCAGGAACTCCCAGATTGATGGCCCGGTATGGGGGTGACACCGATAGATCATCGCGACACTCGAAACAAATGTCCGTCCCACATCTCGGTACCCGGCGGCGCCACGGCGGTAAATGCCGCGGCGTCGTGGTATTCGCCGACGATCGTTCGAATCCGATCGAAGATAGAACACCCCATGAGGATGCTGATCTCGCTTCCCTCGCAATCGAGCTTCAAGAGATCGATTTGTTGTCCGCCCACTAGTTTTACGATGTCCTCGATGGTCCACCTGAGCAATGGACGATCGTCCAGATGGTAATCATCAGGATCCCAAGTCCACGGAACCCGCTTCGTTTCCCACTGTTCGCGCGTGACGACCACACTACTCCCAGACGTTCGGCATCCCTCGTAGACCGTGCTCGCCAGCACGATATTGCCAGTTTCATAAGTCACAGCACCATGAAGAACATCAGCGAAGTGCCCGACATTCTCTTCGAGGCACGGCATGTTTTCGGGGCAACACTCCACCGCAACGATGCGGGCACTCGGAAAACATTCATGGAGCAGCGCCGAAGCTCCACCTATGTGCGCACCCACATCCAGTGCGAATTCGACGTCCCGCAATCCACGAATGCCATATACATCGTCAACGTAACACTCCTGTAGCGCTCCTTCATCTGCAATCACTCTGTCTTCGTTCACGAGGAGCCCCGGCCACCGGGAGCGGATCAGACCCACAGACCAACCCGATTCTCGGTGTCTTCGTGGAAACGATAATCCGCCAGGAGTTCACAGATCTGCTCAAACCGAGGCCAATCTGCTGGGGTAAACAATCTCCAATTACTATGGGGATCTCGCCAATATCCAGGGTGGAACATATGAATGTCGTCGATGATAATTGTGGGGCGTGTGGTCCATCGCGCATACACGATGATATCGAGCTCATCGAGGAGCGGACACTCGGTGTCGGCCTCTGGGACTGTCGAGGGCGCCCCCTCGCAGTGCGCATCGAGATAGAATGTGGTGGGACGCGTGGGATCAATAATGCGCGGGAGCACGTCGCGACTGTCGCCGAGATGGATCTGGACATGCGGGAAATCGCGGAAACGATCCAGACAAGCGGCATACGCGGCCCCATTGATCTCGATCGAATGGCATGTCGGGAATTTGTCTTTCGCCTGCCACAATGTGTCTCCCGCTTTGCATCCTGTTTCGATGAAGATTTCACGGACGACGGGGATCCCATGTACCGAACGGTCCCACCAGTGAGTAATCGACACTAATTGATCTCGATCCAGCGCAACGTTACCTCGACTGTTCCATCCGGCGCCGGACCGAAGCACTCGTCCACCGCCTCTTTCACACCCGGGAAGGCATCATGCCCGTAATCGTGGAACACTAGAAGCCCGCCGGGCCGCACGTGTGGACGCCAACGTTGAACGTCGCCGATGACTTCGGGATAGGTGTGCATGGCATCGACGAACACCATATCGAAGTCATCCACGACGAGATCTATGGCGCGCTCGCTCGACACTGAATATACCTTCACGTGGTTATATCGGCGCACCGCGAGATTGAACGCATCGAGAGTCGTGTGGCTACCAGTCTGTCGTTGGCCGTCGCTCGCGGCGCGGAAGGTGTCAACACAAGTGAGGCTGCGGGCGACCATCCCCATGCCCCACGCCGAGAGTCCGCGGTAGGACCCGATCTCCAGCACATCTCGGTTTACCGCGAGTTCGACGAGCTTCTCGAGTTCGTTGCAATGCAGGAATCCTTCAACCCCGATCAGCCCCGCGAGTTCGAGGAGGTTCATGTAGGAATCCCCCACTTCTGCAGGAACACGGGCATGAGATCGTTCTTGCTCCCGCCGTTGAAGTGCCACACCAGAGGCTCGGTGCCGGTCACGAGGTTACGAATCCGCGGACCTGAGAGGTCGAATTCATCGAGTGTGCAAGCGCTCAGACATTGCGCGATCTCACCGCGGGAGTCCAAATCCATGGGGACCACCTGGGCGGCGTACATGAGCTGATACCAGCCCTGGTCGTTCGGATGAATCATCCGCCCGCCGCCGCCGTGAAGCTGATCGGGGCTCCGGTAATCGTCGGCGATATCGTCGAGCCACATCGCCTCGAGCAGCGCGAGGATCTGCGCCGGCGGGCCAATAAAGAACCCCGAGTTCAGATATCGCCACGGCAGCCCGTTGTCGGAGAAGGCGTGTGCGAGTTCCGGACGCGGGAAGAGGCCCCTCTCCGCGTTGAACACGACGGAGGGGCCCGACGCCCCGGGCCTCCCTTCCCACCGCTCGTACGCCGCCTCGATCTCAGCCGGTGGCGCCGAGAATACGATATCGAACGCGTCGCACACGATGAGGGTGTCGCACTTGCACCCGTCGCCCCGGAGCCAATCACGTAGCCGGCGTGGCTTCGTCATAAGACCACCCCACCACTCGTTCATGCCGAGGATGAGTAGGTCTCCAGGGTGCGTGCCAGGCTTCACACCAAACCGCGCGAGACTGTCCACGAAAGTCTGGAATCGATAATACGGCTCACGATTCCTGTCCGGGATACGGTTGGCAACGCTGACGATCTGGATGCTCATTCCTCACTCCACTCTGCTTCGACCGAAATCGAGAACGACCCAGTGACAGCGTCCATCTGTAGACAGACACCCTCGTTAGCGTTGTGTAGGGTAATTGGACCGTCGCGGAAATCGAAATCCGCGAAGTCTGACGTCTCGGTGCCAGCAGGCGACGTGTCCTGCATGTTTACGCGGCGCGCACCGATCACGCCAACCATGTTGCCCACAGTGGGCGCGGTGGCATATACGGCGCAGATTGCAGCATCCGACGCCGGCGCCGACGAGTCTAGTGATATCTTCCCGAGGTTAGTGGGCGTTCCTCCAGTCAGTTGGTTTTTGTACTTGACGAGACTTATCTGTTTGTGGGTTGCCGATCCCAGCGTCGGAAGGGAGGCGAATATTCTGCGAACACGGACGACTTTGTTCGGATCTGTTGGACCAAACAGTGCGAAGAATGGGAGGTTGCTGGCGACAGTCACCAACACCGAGTTAGTCGCAGCTCGATAGATTTGCATGTGATCCTCCTATGAGACACCAGCGACGGTGCTGCACAAACAAGTATTGAGGGACCATCACCCAATGGACACACCAGTGACTGTATTTACAAGCTGAATAGCAATCTGTGACATGTCAAGGATTCCACTGAGTCCCTCCCAAGCCTGGAGTCTGTAGCCGTACAATCCCTGAACAAGACCACTTATGTCATCAGCAAGGGAGACACGCCGACCTGGAGGACTGATGTCCTCATAGAACTCCGCGACTTGGGTCCATGCTGCCGACGTGCCGAGTCCTGGGTGGCGATACAGACGAATTTTGCCCCCCGTTCCAATCCCACCGAGAGCTACCATCTCGCGAACGTGTGTGGACACACGGAGCCTGTTCCATGGGCAGGAATCAAAAATCTCAACATTGAATTCTACAATGAATCCACCAACGTCAATCACACCGCCGACAGGTATTGTTTCAGTTGTTGCAGTTGTGGGCTGGGCAGAAGGGGTTTGAGACGGTCCCGAGTAAGCATGCTGGGACAAGATAACCCCGGATTGGATGAGGAGATTGTGCGAATTTTCGCACATGATATCGAGTTTGGCCGATTCGACCAGCGCCTGGAAGAACCAAAAATTGCGGCCGTCCGTCCACTCACCTACGGCCAATTTTCATCTCCTCGAGGAAGGCGATAACCTTCGCCATACATTCGGCACACAGCCATTTGGTCGACGTAGCCTGTACCATTCCGCAGTTCCGGAACCCGCCGCCATAAATCGTCTCCGCCACCACGGCAGTGCAGACCGAGCACACGAAAGAGCGTGGTAACATCCCGGCATGTGGGAGTGATGCCGCGTGCGCTACTCGTGGTTGCATTTGGGACTGTGGTGAATTTTGCTTCGTCATGTGGCCCCCCTACCAACAGATCCAGCAATCGTCGCAACGGTGCCCTACGTCACAGAAAGCGTAACCGCACCCGCCTGGCGATTGTACCAACCAGGAAACATCCAACAGTTTCGCACGGATTTGTAAATCCGTCAATGCTTTCTCGAACCCTATCACCTGGCCATAGGTAGTACGGTTCGGATACCGACTATCAATGTAGACGATATCCTCGAGCTGGAAATTCAGATCCTGGAGTAAGAGATCGACCCCATAGATTTCGCGTCCCTCCTCGAACAGCGCAAAGATCCGCTGTGCCACGAAGTCAACGATGCTCTCGTCCTCGGCCCCAAACCCCGGCAAATCCATTTCGAACGGGAGATTCCCTGGTTCCTCCCGCGGCCATCGGCTCGCGAGTTGCAGATCACCGTTGGTGTCCGGCGCATACCGCACCGTGATGGATGTGTAACGATCGTTGCGCTCCGTCTGCAACCGCTCGAGATCGTAGGTACGACATACCTCTGTTTCGACTCCCACGCCGAGTCTGGGCAAGAAGTACGCGATAGCGATCTTACCCTCGTGGTCCGGATAGGCCGTCGCGGGCCCGTGCCTCATGAGAAGCCGAAGCAACGACAGCGCGGTCGTGGTGGTCCGCTGTGTGAATGCCCCCTCGTGCAGAGAGAATGACGCCACTGCGGCATCCCAACTCGTGGTGTTGAGGTCGGCTTCACTAAGGTCGGTGTTCGTTACCAATATCGTTCGACAGACCGTGAACAGGTTTCCACTGTATTGCGCCACGGTTCGAAATGTGGCTGTGTCCCCCTCGGCCCAAGTTCCGCCCCACGCCGAGGAAGATATTGTGATGGCGCCAGAATCCGACGTGAAATCCGACGCGGTAGATCCCTCGCCGTCAGCTCCAGATATCGACCCGCGGACCCGGAATGCCGCCGCACTCGCGAAGGTGATTGTCCACGTCTCAATGGGAGCATAAGAGACACCTACTGTGGCCGCTGAGAGTGTGCCACCACCGCTTTCGACGATTTGTATCGCAACATTCGCGCGGACCTGTGTATCCTGTAGCCGTGCAAAGGCGTCTTTGCATCGGAACACGACTTTGCCTTCCTCGACCTGCACATCCTCGAGATAATAGATGGCGTGTGCAAGTACACGCTGTGTGCCAACAAGCCACGATCCCACGAAGACTTTAAGCCCCTCCCATGCGACACCATCCAGAAGAGAACCACTCACCGCGGGATCCATCACGCCTTCGGGGTCGTTCAGTACAAGATCGACATCCTGTCCTTGATACTCCTGGAAACGCACGTCGCGAGACTGGGTGAGTGGGCGCATCCCCTCGAGGATACACGTGAGTTGGATTCCTAGTCCACCCGGGTCGAGACAGACAATCGTCCGATGATCCACGCCCGTTGTTTGCTCGAGGATTGCCGTCCAGTCCTCGTCGTAGGCGCCGGCGAACGTTTCGTAGTCGCACGTACCAATGCCCGGATCCAGCGTTTCTCCAGATACCGCGGACGGCGTCGGGAGCTCCTGCTGCCACGTGCCGCACGCCACGCCGGAGCATCCCACCACAGGGTCTACGAATGGGTCCTCAGAACCGAAAGCGAGCGAGCGGTCTCCGGCGGCAGCGCATGGCGACAATCTGTTGATTCGGACGGTGCGAAACAACGCAAAATCCTTGGGGTAGAGGCCACAGAACACGGGGTCGGCTTCGAACGAATTGGCGCCGATGGAGCCAGAGTTTAGACTCCCGCCGTCGTTGTCGAACCAACAATTCTTGGACTCGTTGAAACTCGTCCCCGTCTTCAGGTGGACGGCCACACTCCCTACCGCACCCTTAAAGATCGAATTCGTGGCCGATCCATTAGAATCGGAATCTCCGCCCAGGTAGAGGTGTCCGCCGGCGCCACCCCCCGGGTCATTGTCCAGGAAATCGCACTTCAAGATGACGAGATTGCGGCCGGCCACCGTGTTCGAGTAGTGGACCCCAGCACCAACACTCCCGCCGGTGCTGTTCGTGTCAATGAGGCTGGAGCGGATTGTCACTGTTGAATTGTTGGCGTGGATCCCCCCGCCTCCGGCGCCATCGGTTGCGGCGGAGACATTCCGGGCATTGTTGGCATGAACACGACTATTTGTAAGCACAAGTGTGCTGACATCAACTGAGATGCCTCCGCCGTCCTGGGCGCTGCATGCAGTTATCTCTACTGCGCCCTGATCGACGCGTCCCGAGTCGTAAGGGTCCCAACCCAGCCAGATGTCGCGACCATCTTCTCCTCCATCAAATGTGCTCCCAGTGGGGTGGTTTTCATAGGAACCAATAGTGAGTGTGGCGCCGTTCTCCACGCGAATAGCTCCGCCACGTCCAGTGCCGGTGGCGACGCAGTCGTGTATTCTACAACCGGAGACAGTAACTGTTGATCCAGATCCAGTCGCTGCGATTGCCCCTCCATCCTGGTTGATCGGTGGCTGGCAATTGTAAATCTCCGTCACATGGACTTGATTATCGACAAAGGGCAGATCCGAAGATTCTGCCCAGAAATCAATCACCAAATCGCCACCATTTAGTACGTAGCACCCACCCCCGTCCGTCGCTGCCTGTCCGGTGCAGCTGTGGATGAGACATCCGTAGAGCTCAACCCGCCCGGCATCTATTCGAACGCCCTGACGGCAGGTGTGAATTGTCGTTCGATATAATTTGGCGAGATCCGTAGATGCCTGCGAATCGACGCCACGTTGACAATCCCGAATTTGACTGTCGGCGCCAGTACGCGCGTTAGGGTAGATGGTGGTGTTGCTGGAGTTGCTCGAGTTCGAGATCCCAGCTCCGGAAGCAATGCCCGGCCCGGCGAAATCGAGACCGCGGACTATAATGTCTCCGCCATTATTGGAGACACCATTGGAGACGCCACCGAGGTTTGCGGTAATCCACGTGAGATCGATAGAACCACCGGTCGCCTCCACGCGGACGGCGTTGGTCCACGTGCCTTCTACCGTGACGCCGTCCGTTCCACTGATGTGGCCTCCGTTCTCTGCTAAGACAGCGTTGGTTCCACCCCCCAACAACCTTTTGATTGTGACTTCGTTAAGTTCCAGAAAGCCATAAGCTCCATTCGCCCTGGCACCATTGGTCGCCGTCGTTTCTATGGTACATCGATGCAGGATAAGTTCTGACGTACTGGTACTCACAGTGCTGGAGCACGAAGCGCATGAACTCCCAGCCGCAGTACCCGTGAGGTAACAATCTCGCGCGCGGACATGTGCACCACCCCCGGCATTTATGCCTGTCTGGAAATTCATATTTAGGAGCTGCAGCGTTGTGGCCGCCGTTACTGCGGTCGTAATCTCTACCTGTGATGTGCCGAGGAAGTTGTCGTACTGGCCAGCGATAATCCGATCTGGGGCAATCACGGAAAAGCCGGCGTAGGTCCCCGACGTGACGAAAATGAGCTGGAATCCAGCAGCAAGCGCGTTCGCAATATTATTACGTGGGAAACCCAACGAGGCGCTCACCATCGTAGCATAGACGCAGGTGCCGTCCGGTGGGAACGACCCGCAGGCATCGATACAAAGAGCGACAGCGTCGGGGGCGTATGCCATCAACTCACCGCACAATTACCAGGAGTGATTTCAATATAGCCGAATGGATTCGTCTCGTCGTCAGAAGGGAGCGACTTTATCTCGAACGGCAACCCGTGGATGGTGTCTGGACTGAATAGGTATGTTCCGCGGCTCACAATCGAGGCACGATGGAAGCGAACCTCAATGGTCGTGCCACACGGCATCTCGTGCTCGAGTGTCACACGGTAGAGAGCTCGGCGCACCGTGGGATCTAGGCCGAGTCTGTCGCCGGCGCCGGATGCAGTTGCCGATTCGCCGAACATCCTCAGGAGGTTCTGACATGCGATCTCGTCAGTTGTGAACGAGAGGCGCACGCCCAACCTGGCGAATACCTCAATCGGCTCGTTGTCGCCTCCCAGCGGCTCGAATGCGTCGAACGTCTCGCCGTCATCATCGAATGTCCCGGTCACAATATTGCCGACCAGGACATCCTCCCCGATCTGCCCGGCGGCGTCGATTTCGGCCAGATATAGGTCGAACGTCCTGATGGTGAGGTTGTGATCGGTGAGTTCACTGCATTCGACGCACGGCATAAATCAGGACTCCGGCGGCGTACAGATGGCGCCGCGCGGCTCGCGGAACTCCAGCCGAATGGTGTAATTCGCCCGCGGATAGCCGCGGCGCCATCGCTCATGGAATACTTCAGGATTCGTCCACACCATGACGTAACTCGTGACTGGGTCTTCGGGAAGGTGCGGAAAGACTTCTACCTCAGCCTGGAGGTTGAATATCTCCGCCAATTTGAGCAGTGTGTCGTATCGTGCGATGCGCACCGGAATCTCGGCTTCGTAGTGAACCCCACCCTTGTAGTAGGTGCGCTGGTCGCCTGCTTGCGTGCGGCGGTGGACGACCTCCTGCCGCGGCGCCACCACGATTTCATCCTCCACCTCCTCGTCGCTAAAGTAGAGAATCCCATCAGTGAGTCCGACCGCCTGGATGGCGAGCACGTTCCTCATAGTCCATGCCTCGCGTCCCGGGCGCCGTACACCTCGTCGCGCCAATAAACCAACTGATCACGGCGCGCACGGAGGAGCCACACCAGCCGGAACAGTTGAACCCACAGATCGGAGGTCATCGATCACACATCCCGGATATATCTCCTGCTTTTCCCCTTGGCTCCGGTTGGGTTCTGTGGGCTGGGGTCGGCTTCTGGGGCGCAGGACTGCATCACGTGCGCTCCGTCTGCCGGTCTTCCCGGTCGCGCAACCGCGGCTCGATGAATCTATCGCTTATTTCTACCCATGTCCGTGGTGTGGCCTCGTGGACGATTACCTGTGGTTGGGCGCCAGTACCACCGCCAACAGCCGCACCCGGGAACGTGGCCTGTCCCACGCCCATGTTCGCCATTCTTCCGCTCATGCCCTCCGCGAACAGATCGCCGATGCGCCCGCCCTCGGCGCGCAGTAATGCATCGTTTACGGGATCGTCGAACCCTGTTTTGCTTGGGAACGCCGCACCAGCCAACGCACCCGGAGCCCCACCTCCACCCTTGCCGAAGAACTTCCCCAGTTGCCCGCCGAACGTCCCACCTCCGGGGAGGAACGAAAGGATGGCCGATAATACCAAAGCACGAGCGATCATGGCGGCAATCTGTTTGAAGAATTGTGTGACGAATTGTGAGAAGGACTGCCGTGCCTGATCGATGCCTCCGACCACTTGAGTGGCGAACGCGTCAGCCAATCCGCCAGCGAGTTGCTGCACGCCTCCAACCACACTCTGTGCAAAACCACCAAAACTCTGCGCTTCGTCGGCCGCACTCTTCCATGGATCGACGAGGCGTTGTTTCTGGTCCTCCGTCAGAGTGGCGATTTGCTCGTTGAGTTCAACCAGGCGCTCGAGCTCCTCCACCTGGGCGGCGCCTGCGGCTGCGCGTTGGGCATTTACGGTGGCCAGAGTCTCATCACGTCGTTCGATTAGTAACGCCAGGATCTGCGCGTGGTTCCCCGCTTGTAACTGCAGCTCCTCGTCGAGTTCTTGCCTGCGTTGCTCTCTTTCTGCGGCCTGTTTCTTCGCATCACGCAGGGCTTCTTCGTTCTGTTTCGCGATTTTGTCGGCAGCCCCATCCGCCGCATTACCCACATCGTCGTAACTGCCGGCCAGCAATTTATTGAAGTCCACCTGTTGCCCGGTGGCCGCGGCCGCCTCCTGCGAAGCCTGCATGAGTTCGCGCACCTTATTGGCGATGGTCTCGACGATGGAGATGCGCGACACCGCCTCGTCCCCCACTGCGACCTTACCACTGGCGATGTCCCAGTACGCCTGCGCGAGATCCTGATTCCCCTTGCCGAAGAGACCCTTGACCTTCTCGATTCCGAATGACAAGCCGGCGAATACACGCTGGACGACGACGCGGAACCCCTCCCACTGGTTGAGGAGGTTGCCGATCTGGAGACCCACCTCGAGGGCACCGGCGATGGCGATCGTGCGCAAGAGGACCGTGCCGAGCGATTGGAACACCGTCCCCGCAGCTCCGCCAGCTCTTGCGAATCCGAGGACATCCTTACCGGCCTTGATGAGCTGCGATCCAACGAGTAGCGCCCCGCCGGCGACCGTCGCGAGTACGCCGGCTACAGCCGCGCCCACCGTCACCACACGACCCAGCCCCGTATTGGCGAATTCGCGCGCGATTCGGACTCCGTTCACCAAGAGGTTGAAGAACGGCTCGAATGCCTCAGCCACGACGCCGCCGACTTCCTCGCGAAGTTCGCCCATCTGAAAACCTAGTCGCTGCAGCGGCGTGAGGTCGGGTGCGATGGAGGATTTCTTGCGCAGGATCTCGAGCGCTTCATTGACGAAGCCCACCTCGGCGCGCGCGGTGCCTATGGTCTTCGCCTGCTCGTCCCACCTAGCCTTGACCGTGTTGAGCGACCTATCAAGACGCAGGAGCAACGACGGCTGTCCGGAAAGGGCGGTCAACATGGCCATGGAATTCTGCTCGAGGTCGCCGACGCCCTGTGCCGCGAGGCGGGTCGAAATTCCGAGGATATCGAGTGACGCGGCTTCGTTTCCCGTCGCCGCGAACAAACGCGAGAACGACTCGATAAGACGATCGCTTCCGGGACCGCCCAGCGCCTCGAGGTCGTCTATGACCGGCTTTATCCGGCCGTGTATATCCTCGAAATCGCCGCCGGCCGCACGGATCGCAGCGCTTGCGCGGTTGATGGCCCGCTGCTCATTGTCGGCTGCCTTGACGGCGAGCCCGAATGCCGCGGTGATACCGGCGCCGATGGCAGCCAAACGAACCCCGACCTTCTCGGCGCTCGCCACGAGGCTGTCCATCTTCTTTTCGGTCGTGTCCAGGCGTTTATCCGCCTGCTCCATCGAACGGAGGAACGGCGCCATCGCCGTTGTGACGGTGGCTTCAATCCCCCCGACGTTGATCGCGGCGCCCATGTATCTCCTCGCGCGGGACTATCTGGACCTTCGGTTTCCCGAAGGCCTTGAACAAATCACCGAGTCTGACTCCAGCCGGCTCCTGCTTGCCATCCGCGGGTCGCGAGAGCGCGGCCTGTTCTGCCCTCGTAAGGTCGCGGTGCACATCCTTGGGCTTCCCGTGGATCACCACGAGGAGCGCTTTCAAGTCGCGCTTTTGCCTGGCCTCGGCCTCGCGGGCCAGTGCGAGCAACCCATCATAAGGGACGTCTCCCAAGTCGTCGAGCCGATAACCGGCCCCTACGAGTCGGTCGAGGGTTCGCTCGAGCGGTTCGCCCCGTTTCCGCCTTCTGATACGCTGGCCGCGACGGCGGGCTTCCTCCTCTCTTCGAACTTCGCGCCAGCTCGCCGAAAATTGGCAATCGCTGCCTCATGCATCTCGGCGAACAAGGCACAGAGGGCGGCGTAGTCCTCGACATCGAGATCCCCAACCTCTTCAGGAGACAGGTGTCCATCGTCCTGTTCCGGCCACGAGCAGATCTTCGAGAACATCTGGAACGACGTCTCGCCGAATTGCCCGATGAGTTGTGGTGCGATCTCGGCCCACGTAGTGACTACTGCGCTCCTGCCACCCATGGCCCTCACCAGATCGGCACCCACCTGCTCGACCAGTTCTTTGACCTCCCTGGTCTTGAGTCGTCGGACCATCAGCCGGCGACCATCCGAGAGATCGAGCGGCTTGCGGATGTTGAGCACCGCCGCCGCGGCACCTTGCGTCATGGGTTCGGTTCCTTCCTTACGACGTCGGACACGCCACGTTGAAGGTCATCTGGCCATAGGGCGCATCCGGATGCGAGGATTCGCACTCGGTGGCCCGGATCGTGAGTTGGAACGAGGCCGGCGTCTCACCGAACTCCACCGACACCTCGGCCACGATGAGCGCGCGCCAGATGTCGATGGTGAGCGTGCGGTCGCCACAGGGGAACGTGTGGACGAACTGGATGCCGTAGACTCGGTTGCACTCCGTGCGCTTGAAGGGAACGATACACCCGCCCTGGGTCTCGATCACGTCCACCCCGAGCGCCGTCGCCCAGTTGAACGGGTTCATCTCGTCTACCGTCACCACGAGTTCGAAGTCCTCGGTGAGTGGAAGTAACGCATCGAGACCGCCAGTCTTACCTTTACGGTGTTCGACGACGTTCGGGCGGAAGTTGAAAGCGAGCACCTGGACGTTGCCGACTGACGTCGTTGTCCCATCAGGACCGCAGATGTACAGATCTCCGGTGTGCAGGGTGTAGGCGTCGTTGGCCACTTCGGTGCAATCTACGCAAACTTCAGGCGGCATGGGGGTTGGTCCTCCTCCCCGTTACGGGCACGTCAAACAAGGTGCCACTGCCCTACATGTCGGCACCACGATATCGTACGCGATTCGGTGCTGTTGTGTCCAGGCCTGCACTGGCGTCTGGAATTCGGGTTCCGTCGAGAATTCGAACCTGGTGTCCATCAGCCTAAACGTGCCGTCCTGGCAATCCGGCCGCAGCACATCGGCCGGATGATGCGGATTCCACATGCGGATGAGGATGGCTTCGATGTCGGCGAGAATCAAATCTCCCGACGTCTGGAGACTCGCCTCGCCTCGAATCCATGGAACGAACAGGACGCTCACCCGCCAGATGGGCTGACTCTGGGCGAACGGCCTCGTCCGGATGGCTTTGCCATAACAAATCACATTCTCCCATGGTGCCTCCAATCCGCGCTGTATCCGCCGCACCCCATCCGCTGAATCGAGGATGTCGGCCAATTCGTCACACTCGCCCATGGTGTCGCAGATGTGTCCAAGGAGGTCCCGTATCGGATTGTAAATCAACGGAAACTCCTCATGGTGGCTCGATACGAGCTGGCAATGAACGACTGCACGCGGTCTTGTTGCTCGAGCGCCGTCTCGAACAGGTAACCAGGATTTTTCGAGCGCATGACCACACGTCCATATCGCGGATCATCCCGCACGCCGAACTCAATCCATGGCGCGTACTCGAGCGGAAAGGAAACCTGCACCCGCCAATGCGCATCACTTATCCCCTCGAAAAATACCGGGGGAGATACGAACCCAATGCGGTGCAAGGTCCCCGACACGATGAAGTCTTTGGTAGTGATTTTCTGTTTCGCCGCAGTAAGCACGATTTGTCCCGCCTGAAAACAGATAGGCCCGCCGGCGCGTTTCATGTGCTCGCCGAGTTGCTGGAATCGGCTAGTTCGCCGAACTTCCCCCATCCATCCTCCGGAGCAGACACCGCTGGTGGTGAATGACCCTGCCATCCAATGGTTTCCGCACAGATGTAACCAGATACTCCTGGCCACTGGTCCTGATCACCTTGTCACCCTCGCGAATATCTGCGGGGTCCCCGAACATCGACGGTCCCTCGATTTTCTCCTCGCCCTGGTCGTGGCGCTCCTTCTCCGTCTCCGGCCACCAGATCCTGCACAGATACCGAGAGATCGCGAGCGTGAACGACGGATAAACCCCACACATCCCATCTTCCGTCGTTGCCCGGCGCCAGATCTGTACTCGCTCGTTTCTGAGCAAGCCACGATGACGGGGCACAGCCTACACCCTCCAGGGCACAAAAGACCAATAGATGCCCCTCCGCTCGAGCCAACACCGCAGACACCACCGGTGCCACGGATCGTGAAGCGCCGCGTGCTCATTGCATGCCGGATTGAAACTCATCGTACCAACGACCGAATGCGCGGCCGGCGGTTGTAGTAATTGTTGAGAATCGCGTCCACTTCCGCAATCCCAGTGAGTGCCTTCTTGCGACTGTCCGGGTCCATGTCGCGATAGCTCACCTGCTGGCCGTCCACGCCTTCGCTTGTATAGTTGAGTATCCAGGGTGCCGTCACTGTGTCGTCCATCCCGGCGTACTTCACCATGACACCCACCGCATGCTGGAGATCCACCGGTGGCGATTCGAATTGGCCGAAAGTCCCAGTGACTCTAATGTTCTTGTGCCCGCGCGGGAAAACGTCCTGCGTCACACACCCCAGATATGGCGGGCTCTCGTAACGGTGAGGCCACGGGCGCCAGTCGCGGTGGAAAATTTCGGCGCCGCGGAATCGCAACGGCGTGACGTCGATGGACTCTCCGGTGTCCAGGTTGACGATGTTCGTGAGGCTGCGCACCCAGTGCGAACTCGGCATATGCAGGAACGGGCGCCCTGTACCATCGACATCGACGGCGCCAGCGAAGGATCGAAACACCTGGCCCAGCGCGCGCTCGATAAACGTGGTAGCCAAACGCGAGAGATAATCGATCTGTGCGTCGGTGAGTGGACTCGAAGAATCGATAAATCCCAAGTCGTGGATCTGCGCCACCGTCAGGTATCCCTCGGCCGCGGAGAATGTTCCTGCCGGGAACACCTGGAAGCTACTTGAACCAACACGAAGATCGTAGCCAGAGTAGGGACGCCACGTCCAGCGGTCTCGCCACAGGCCAGTCGTGGCGCCGGCCGCGATGGCGTAATCGACGTACCACACGCCGAGCGACTCCCGCACCGCCGAAGCCCCGGGGATGGTCTGCACCACCGCGTCGGTTGGATCCAGGATCTCCACCTGTGTGATCTCGTAGGGATCGATGAGCGTGGTCTGGTTCTGGTCGAATCGCGCCTTCAACCGCACGGTTTGCCCGACTTCGGCATTGTAGCGGGAGGCGGCCATTTATCGATCCTTCTTCGGTGGGGGCGGAGGCGGACGCAACACATCACGCCGCACGTCTCCAGCAGGCGGTGGCGGTTTTGGTGGGTTCGTTGTCATGACGCGGGCTCCATCCTGAAGTCGTCCTCTTCCTCTTCTATCCGGATCTCCTGCAAGACCTTCCCGGCACTTCCGGCGATCACGTGGCCGGCGAGGATTTCATCCCACACGGCCGCGGCCGACGCGCCACCACCACCGCCGAACCCGTCAGTAAACACGAGGAGATCCGCATCGTCCCCCACGACGTCGCCCCCGTCGTCCACATGGAATTCTGCAGCCAGGACAGTTTCATCGACGATTGCCGCAACCGCGCTCGAGTCGAGAATGCGCTGATAGTGCCCGCGCTCGATTTCAGTCATCGAAGCGTACTTCGTAGTCCAGCCCGCTGCCTTGAACGTGCTGTCTGCCCAATCGAGGTACGAATTGCTGGTCGCGGCGTTGCGCAGCGCGACAGTAGGCGACTTCCCGACCACACCACCTGCTCCCTCCTGGTCGATGGTGAGTGTGAGCGGGATCACAGACGCTCCCACCTCGTAGATTGCCCAATTCATGCGTGAGCAACTCCTCCCCGCAATTCGAGGCGCGTGAGGTCGTTCACTTGGCCGGCCACAGTTTGGGAATGCTCGAGGATGAGACCAAAACCCACCGCAGATCGGATGGCCGTCAATTCATACGACAAGCCGTCCTGTTCGTCTGGACAAACGTAAACCACCGCCGCGGTTCGGAGCGCCTGAATTCTGGTACTGAAATCTCCAGCCCTGATATCACCAAGCGACGGCACCGCGCAGAACACGGCAGCAATCGCCGCGCGGCAGTCGTAGTATTCCATGTGTGTGAGTTGTATCCCAGTTTCAGACCCGGCACGCAAACGAACTGAAATAGTAACACCACGGATTGGAGTTATGATCTCGGCTAGCGTCAATTCGCACCCCAGGCGCCGGCCATTGGCTGCAAGATTCCCTGCAGCATCCTGAGATTGGACGCTCCCGACACCCCAAAATTGCCGTTCAACGTCGCGTCTCCGAATTGCATGTACGCGTACCGACCGAAAATCCCACCAGCCGACACATTCTGCACTCTGTAATACAAATCAACACCAAATCGACAGCCCGCGGGAAACGTCACTCCGCCAGCTTGCAGCGAGGACATGCTCGAGATGGCGCCATAAGTCGTGGCGCCCACCACCGGCCCCACAACCGCATTGGCGTATACCGTCCCAACTGTATCGTTCGCGTTCCACACGTAGAATGCGGCGACAGGACGGACCGTGATACCAGCAGTCAAGTTCTCGCGGCGACAATGGATGTTGGCCACCAAGGTAATGGATCCTGTAAGAGGTTGGTTCATCAGCGGAGACACGACGTTGAAGCCACGAATGAAGATGGTGTCTCCAGTATTAGTCGCATGGGAACCGAAATCGAATTCGAAACCGCCCTCGAACGTCTTCTGTGTTGCGTTGTTCGTACCGCGCGATCCGTACCATCCCTGGTACGTCCCGACCCAGGTTTGTGTTGCTACCATGTCTATCGGGAACGGCGGAAGCATCGGGTTATACCCCGGGTCCATGATGAAGCGCGACCACGCGAGGCTCATGAAGACTCGTATCCACTCACGGTGATGTATCCGCCAGCGGCCGAGCAAGTCGCCTTCAGGATGTTGTCTACCGCAGCACTGCGTCGCACCTTCCGATATGTAATCACCACGCCCCCGTACTGCGACAGGTCGAATTTACAGACGCGGTTCGTTGTGTCATCGGTCTCGTCGAAGATTGTGACCGTAGAGGCGGCACTGCAACCAATCTCGATGTCCGTGATGTTGAATCTCGTTCCTGTGGTCGGGTCCCAGATGGTCGATCCGGTTATCGCGCCCGCCCAGTCGAGCGTCTTCGATACGAACACTTGTTCGTCCACGAAAAACCGAGCGACTATGGAATCGACCAGGTAACTGAGCACGCGGCCGATAGTCACCCGTGCCACATCAACCTCCGACCGCGACGGACGCGCCTTCGAGCATCTCGCACGCCTTCACCATCACGCGCTCCGGCGTCATGCCCTCGAGGCAGGGTAGGTCGTGACAACCGCGGTCCCAACACGGACAACAAGTCAACTCCTTCTGGCCGGCGGCGTTCCTGTCGTGGCCGCGCCAGAGCACCTGCACGTTCTGGTAATGCGACAATCTCACCGCGGGGTCTATGGTCGAATAAATGGCGAGTGTCGGCGTACCAACTGCCTCGCCGAGGTGTACGATGCCAGTGTCCGGTGCCACGACGAGATCGCATTCAGCGAGTACCGCAGCGAGTCCTCGCATCCCCAGCTTTCCGGCAAGGTTCTTGATTCCCCCCACCGGGAACTCATGCTCAGAGTTGTCGATCAGCACGACACCCCACCCACGCTCGACGGCCATCGCAGCGAACGCCTGCACGTGGCGCATCGGCCAAGTGCGCACGCGAGTTGAACCGCGAATGGCGAGGGCGACTGTGGGCTGTGGTGCATCCCCCAGAGTGGTCAGGGCGACCTCTTGCTCCTGTGGTGTGACTCGATACGGAATCGTAAAATCGCGAACCTCGACTCCGAGCGCAACACCGAAAATCTCGATACGATCGCGGACATGACGCTGTGGTGCGCGTTCCGACCACCCGCGGAGATCGAGCACATATTCCTGGCGCCCCTCGATCGAGGCTATCGCGACTACACGATGTAGGAATGCTGCATGCCGGAACAGTTCCAGATAGCGGCTGTCTGTTGCGAGGCTGATCTTGAGTTTCGGCCATTGTTCGGCCAGCGCTCGAGCGGCCACCGACACCATGAGTACATCGCCAAGACCGATATCACGCATGACCAACACCTCAGAACCGTCAGGCACGCGACGCATCATCCGTGGGTTGATATACCGCAGGAGCTGGTCCGGATCTATGACGTAACCACTGCGCAGCAGGTGATAGTAGGTGGGTTCGTCTGAGATCGTGACCGGCATCCCACGACGAAACAGATACGAGCCCGATTTCCATGTCAGGCCGCGCTTCAGTTGTAAGCGAAGCGGTCGCTGTTTCACTTTTCGGTCTCGCTATCGGAGGGCGGAGGGACCACCGCCGTGACCCCGGTGAGATGGCGGAGCCGGGGCCCCTGGTGTGGCCCTACCAGGAAGCCCCGCTCCTATCGCGCGGCGGCGCGACGAAAATCAACCCAGAGACGTTCTCCCTAGACGCAGGCCTGCGCCTGGCAGTAGAGATCCGAACACGGTCCGATCTGCATGCAGTCGTACAGCGCCGTCGCGTCGGGCACACAGATCTTGGCGTCGAAGCGGATATTCCAGATGTGCCACGTGCGCGCCTTCTGCGCTTCACGCCAGCGCTCATACTCCATCTGCTTCTGGATGCCGAGCACGAAGTTGGCCGGATCCGACAGCGCCATGAACGCCCCATTGGCCGGCGCGAAGGATCCAGACGAGCAGTTCGTGAGGTCGGTAGGGAGCAGCGGCACCGGCACAATGGGAGTCACGCCGAACTTGTCCACCGCACCACCAGTCAAGACCTGATCGCCGAGACCGGTCTGCCGGCCGGCGAGGATCGACTGCCAGTCCAGGTGCATGTCGTCGGGCATGAAGTACCGCAGCGCGCCCTTGTCGGTTCGCCACTTGGTCGGCAGCGCCCGCATGAGATCGGTGAATTTGCAGACGTGGAGCGCGCGCCCCGACGTGTCCACCGCATCACCTGCGTCGATGACGTGGCCATCCTGCAGCTGCTTGTACCATCCGTCGAACAAGGCGAGAGTGCTCGCGTGAACGAGGGAGGTCGAGTAGCTGCCGTCAGTGTTCGCCATCCACGCGAGGATCTCGAGTTCGTTCGCCATCTTTTTGGCGACCATGCGGAGCACGTGCGCCTCGAGTTCCGGTCCCTCGAGGTTGTAGTCGAGCATGTCGTCGCAAATGTAGAACTGCACCACGAGATCCTGGGTGTGCAGCGTACACGCACTGGCCGTGATGGACGCGGTGTCGTGTTCGGTGCCGCACACCCGCGGGCGGATGATGGCGTCGGTGAGATCGACGTAACGCACGATCTTCTCCTGCGTACGCATACGGACGACACTCGCCATCTGCCACGTCTTGGACTCGTCCACGATGAGGTCGATGAGGCGGTCAGCATCCTCCTCCTGGATAACTGACGGCGCCGAGTCGGTCGTGATCGCCTTGCGGTAATCGTAGTTGTCACGCTTTCGGCTGGTCGGGCCCACTCCGAGGAGTTCCCCCGCCCGCCGGAATCCTGTTTTCACTTCGTGGCTCCCTTCTCTGACTCCAGACCCACTTCCGGTGGGGTTGGGGGTTTACGCGACTTTGGGACTCCGTTCGCGCGCCTTGGCGCGCTCCTTCACGCTCTTGACATAGGGCTCGACTGCCTTGTGGTCCATCCGGGCCCCGGGGAAGAGGAACGAGCGATGGACGGTGGGTTCCGCGTCGTCGTCCTCGTCATGGATGGCGGAGGACTTCCCGCGCCGGCGCGGTCCCGCCTCCTCGAGGAGATCGAGGCGCTGGTTGATGTCCTTGAGACTCTTGCCCACACTGCGGATGGCCTTGGCGACCTCGGCCAATTCTCCCTTCTCGGCGCCCTCGTCCTCGTCGTCGGCGTCGGCGTCCTCCTTGACCTCTTCCTCCTCGTCGGAGTCGTCTTCCGCGTCAGAGTCATCACCGTCGGACTTCGTTTTGTCCTTCGGTTCCTCGTCGTCGTCCTCGTCGGGGCTCTCGTCCTCGTCGGCATCCTTGCTGCGCGACTTGGGCTTCACCTTGAACTTCCCGGGCTTCGGCTTGGTCTTGCCCTTGGGCTTCGCCTTCGCCTTCGTGCCGGAGATGCTGCTGTTGAGCTTCTGCAGCTCCTCGAGGATCTGGGCGCCGACATCGACGCCATCCTGATCCTCGTCCTCGGCGTCCGCAACCGCGGCGCCCGCGCTCTTGTGCCCGCTGACCTTCTTCCCGCGCGGCAGAAGATCCGAGAAGAACTCGGACAACGCACCGAGCATTGCCGATTTCGTCGCGGTGGTCGCTTTGGCGTTTCCTTCCGGACGCAACAGAGGACTCTCCTTCAGCAGCCCTTTGGCCTCGCCGATCGCGGCCTTCGCTGCTTCGATGGGGTCGATGTCTGACGGCATCTTGATTGAGCCGTTCTCACCTTCCCCGTACTTCGCCAAGAGCAACGCGGCGACACGCGGACCGTCGTCCTTCGAGAAGGCGACCTCCATGTCCCGCACGCACTGCTCCCAAGGATAGAGGGCCACGCCCTCCTCCATCATCGGAGATTCGGGCTGCGTTTCGTCCACCGGCGTCTCCTCCGGCGGTGGCTCCTCCTGTTTGCCGCGCCGTCGCGCGTGGACGCTCTTCATGCCCGGCCCTCCCTCGCTCTTGAAGTAACGGAAGCGCTTGCGGTTGGCTCCGACGTCCACGGCCGAAATCTCGTCGAGGTCGATGTCCTTCAACCAATGAACGCGCTTCGCCATATCACCCCTCCGTCCCGGTGGCTGCGAGATCCGCAGTCTCGTCCACCGGGATGCGGTTCCAGTGTCCGCCCATGGACAGCCCTGTAAGTTCGCCGTTCAACACCTTTTGCCAGGCGCCCTCGGTAAACTCCACACCCACGACCCATTCTCCTTCGTTGAAATCGGAATCACCAGACCGGGCGATGAAGGTCTCGGCGACGTGGCCGATGCCACCCCACTTCTGGTGCTGGATCCCGATGGCCGCTTCGCCGCGGGCCATCTTGCGCATGAATCCGTATGCCGCCTTCTCGATTTCGTCGGGAGTGGCCATGTCTCCGTGGATGTCCACCTCCCACGGTGAATAGACCACGCAGAATGCAATACGCTTGCGCGCGTGGAGTGGATCTTCTACCGACTTGCGGAGCCGGCCCTCATGGAATGGGACGAAGAGCGTCTCATCCTCCCCGTCGTCATCGTCGGATTCGATGCCCACCCGCTTCACACTCTGATTCCGGACACTCGCCCACTGGCGGGCCCATGTAACTGCGCGCGCAACGTCCCAACCCGATGACTGGAGGAAGTAGAGGGCCGCCGCCTCGCGGGCGCCCGTTTCGGGGTCCGTCCCTTCGTTCTGATAAACGCCCAACCCGGCATCAACCGCGCGGTGAGTGAGTGAACTGTAGCCGTCCAGGCCTTCATTCATCTCGACCACGATGCGGTCGCCGGCGACGAATGAGCGCTTCGCGGACCTCTTCTCGGCCCATTTGCCGTTCTCGTTCTGCTGGAATTTCTGCTTCACGGCAGACCACGCGATACGGTGGGCGCGCTGTTCGCGGTCCTTGGACGAACCCTCGAGTGCGCGGAATGCGGAGTTGAAGGCACTGACCCAGATCCGCTGGGCGTCCTTGGGGAGAGCCTTAATCGCCTCCGGTGGATCGCTCTCGGTGTACGGCATCGGGTATCACTTAACACTGGCCCCCATGGGCTGTCAATACTTCAGTTGCTAGAAGACGCAAAAGAGCATATGGAATTTGTCAGAAGAGGCCAAGAACGGATAGGGTGGTCAGGCTGCTTCACCCATCCACAACTCGGTGACATCCAGGAATTCGGGGATCATGGCGAGTTCGTCGCACCGGCAATTGATGATTTCCTTCGCCGGCCCGTCGGGGTCTCCCGGGTGCATGAGGTTGGAATCCCCCACCTTGAATGGTTCCAACACCCGGACTGTCTGCCCATGTGCCGCCATGTGGCTGGGGCGCGGTGGGGTCGGATTCAGGATCGCCGCCGCCCATTGTTTCTCGGCGATCCCGTTCTCTACGAACGACTCCTGCGTGGCGCGCTCTATCGCCACCAGGGTCTCGGTGCGGGCGATCATCCGCGCCCGGCTGCGCTCGAGGATGTCGAAACGGTCACTGAGGCGCCGTGCTATCTCCTCCACGCCCTTGCGCTCGTCGTACAGCCCTACTCGTATGGTGTCGCGGATGCCATCGAACACGGAATCCACCACTCCGCCGGCGAGCATGTTCGCGCGCTCCTCCAGCGCCGCAAGTATCCTGGGGTTTCGCAACTCGAAATTACCGCGGCCACCGAGAGTGACTAGAGTGTTCTGGCCGGAGAGATTGTAGGAGCGTACCGCGGAGCCGTTCAGGTCGCCAGCCACACGCAACCGATACTCTTCGAAGATGCCCTCGAGGTCCACCGTCTCCTGGAATACGACGCGGTCGCCGGCCGCCTTCTCCGCACGACGTGCGATGCGCTGGATGGCGCCACCGCCGACGAGCCGCGAGGTGACATCCCGGCGGAGTATCCTCGCTGATCGCGCGAGGTCCTCTTGGAGGTCGCGGGCTGGTTTATCGAGACCGGTTGTGCGACGACGTGCGCGTGCGGCCTTCCGGAACGGCACCACCAGCACCGTTCCCTCCGGTCCGTCCACCCACCTTCCGCACGAGGCGCTTGTAGGCGTCATCAACGAGGATCCTCTGGAGGAGTCCATTTTTCCCCCCGGCGAGCGATGGAGCGTGCGGACCCACGGGTTCCGTTGGGTCCTGGACGGGCTCTATTGATTCCAGGCCCAGCGGCAAAAGCGCAAGTTGCGGCTGGATCACAGGGAGCGGAAGGTCGGCCCACTGGTCTTCGATTTTCTCCAGCCACTCCACCTGGAGCCGCTCGCGTGCGAATTTGCGTGCTTCGTTCACCGTCATGGTCCCCGTGAGCACGAGGATCTGGAGGATGAGTGCCTCGCGCGATTCGTCGATGGTGTCGATTTCGCGCAACTTGAAACGCAACGTCTTGATGCCGAGGCCCAACTCGATTACACGCGTGAGCTTGCGATTCCAGATGCCCTGGCGAGGGCGTGTAACACTCTGCTTGTAGATTTCGATCTGTGACTCGCCGGTACCGCCTCCCAAGTTGCCGGACTCGATGATTCCCAGCCGGTTCGGCATCATATTGTGTGCGCGCAGAATTTCATCGCGGTTGTCGATTCGATAGGTGCGGTGGTCGGCGTCCTTCATCTCCGGCGACATTTTCTCTATCTTGATCGTGATGCCCTGCGGAAGCTGGAGAATGAGCGGTTTGAAGTGCTCGCCCTGGAGCTCCGTCATAAAGTGGTCACAGATTTCGTCGATAAATGCCTGCATGTCCTCGTCGCCGACAGTCTCGGTGTTCCCTTCAACGAGAATCGCAATCTCCGGCAGTGCTTTGTTGTAGAAGAATTTGATATTGCGGTCTGCGGAGAACGTGTTCCCGCGCACGGCAGAAATAGCAGGGACGATGCGCGGCAGACCATAGAAGAAGCTAGCCGGATGATAGTGCCGAACCCACAGCACCTCGTTGAGCAGCATACTCTTGTCTTCATCGGGGGCGATGAACCGTCCCGGCCAGTCAACCCCGAGTTCCTTTGGCGATCCGAAATTGCGGAACCAGACGACCTTGGAACGGCTGGGGCTTATCTGCGCGAACCCGCGGCGGTCCTTCCGGATTCGCATGCGCGTGCCCTGGAGGTGATACAGACCGTCAGCCGTGTACTCCTCGTCACGCGATATCTCGATGTAGCCGTTGCCGCCGGATTCCCAGTCCACAGCCGAGCAGGTCAGCGTCTGCTCGAGTGTCTCGTCGCCGGCGGCCATCTCCTCGTCCTGTCCGCCAGGCGCATTCTCGAAGAATTCATTGACCGCCCTGCGGTCGCGCTCCATCTGGTCCTTGGGAGTGACCTTCCCCGTTTCCGTCTCCTCGAGGTCGTAACCCAGCCCCACGGTATCGGCGGCTATCTGGAATGCGCAGGCCGAGAAATCGGTACTTTCGAGGAGGAGCCCCGCGAGGTCGGCGAGGTCGAGCGGCGGTTCCACCAGAGAGGGGGCGCCAGTGCGCCCGGCCCACGTTTCATGTTCCTGCCGGGACCGCCCGACACCGCGGCCTGGATCGCCCCGCCCGGCGCCTGCGGTATACGCCTTGAGCCGTCGAGGGACCACCACGCGGCTACCTGGCCCGGAGGGTGCGGATTCTGCGGGGTTGGATTCCGCGGTCTTGCGTGCTCCCCCCGATTTCTTGCTGGCCATCTGGTGGTCCCCCTGACCTCTTGAGTACCCGTATCTTACTCCGTTGCGACTTTTGACGCAAGCGCCACCAGCAGAACCATCCACCCATCACCCGATCTCCCGGGTGTGACGTCTCGGTATATCGGTCCATTTCGTCTCGCCACCTGTGGGTCTGGTCGTTGTCATGAACGCGCCATCGCGCGTGTTCGAAGTCCGCGGTCATGGCCCGGATTCCGAATTCGGTATCCGCCTTCTGGCGACCGGTGGTAAACGGGATGATTCGCAGGAAATTCAGAATCTGTGGGGTCCTGGGGTCGGCCTTGGCGCCGATGATCTGCAGGATCTCGTCCTTGCGTCGTATGAATTGCTCGAGGTATGCTTGGGCAGCGTTGTTCTCGACCACGTACTCCTGCGGTGCATATCGGATGTAGACGTCTATCATGAGGCGCAGAATATCGGCGATCTCGCCGCGGATGCTGTCTATGGAAATGGTCTCGTAAATCCCCGTCTGTAAATCGACTCCACCAGTGAAAAGCACCGTCTCATTGGAACTTCGCTTCTTTCGATGTCCGAGGTCCTGCCCGGTCACCACATAAAGCCTGCTGTCGCGATAGGTTCTCGCGAATTCGCGCTTCCCGCTGAGTTCGATGCACCGGTTGATGTGTGACACCTGGAAGATGCGCATTTCGTCGGAGAGCGCGCGGCACCGCATGCAGCGATTATACTCGAGCGTGCCTATTTCGTTCTTGCGCTGCTCGAGTCGCCACTTGGGCCATCCGTATTCCTGGCCCTCAGACATAACGAGTTCGGGCCAAAGTCCGCCATCCGCGTCGTAACGCTTGGAGACGTACTCCGGATTCTTCTCTATCCAGTGCATGGCGTCGTCGATGTGCCACGGCGTACCGACTGACCAGACTCGAGCGCGCACAGTCGTTCGCGGGATGGCGGTGCTCTTGAGCCACTGGATAACTGCCTCGCGTTGCTCGGCGGTCGCCGTGTTGAGATTGTTGAGGACATCATCCAGTACCAGGAGATCGACGCGGGCGCCCTCGATGATACCGTGAACGCCGAGGGCCTGGAGCGAGAAATCGCGGTTGGTGAGGTCGGGGCGCGCTACAATGACTTTGGTCGTACCCCACGCCCGCATACGGTTGGGATCCGACTCGCGCCGCAGCCATGGGAATACGCGCCTGACGCGCGGATTGACTTGGATGGCCTGCTTAATGAGCCCGACCGGTTTCGAGGCGTGTGTCGAGCCGGCGGAGGCGATGACTATTCGGAGGTTTGGATTACGGCCGAGTTCCCACAGCACCCGGCCCTGCGATATCTGGCCGGTCTTGCCGTGCTCGGTAGGAGCAAAGATCTGCGCGCGCCTGTTCTCGGTGAGGAAATCTTGCCACTCTTCGTGGAATGGACAGCACTTCCAGTCGAACGCGTACTCGAGGAAGGTGACGGGATCGACACGCGCAACACGAACGGCTTCGCGCTCGTACTCGCCAAGGATGTCGTCGTCGGATTCTACCTCGTCGGGCAGGACTACCGAGAAGGGATCGTCGTCAGGGGCTGACGGGAAGGGGAGATTTGGGAATCCGCCGGCGCGATGGATCATCCTTGGTAGACGTAGCGGACACAACCCTCGTCATCGCGACCATCACGGTGGAACGTGAGCATCAAGATATTGGACTTCGTGATATCGAGATCCCCTGGAGGCCGAATCACTCCCTGGTTTATGAACATGGGTCTCTTCAACACCAGAGGGAGCGGGCGCCACAATAGAAACCGATGACCGTCCCAACTCCCACCACCAACAAAGACACAGACTTCGTTCGTGCCGTCTAGCGTCATTGAATCATTCATCGACGAATTTGGTAGGAAGCCAATACCCACTCGAGATGCCGCAGTGCCATTCCTCCTCCCACCGTGCAAACTCGAGCCACCGGATATCGTCAGACACAGACGTGGTGATCCTCTTGGGAAGGAAGAGGAATCGCGATCGTACACGACACTCACCTGATTTGTGCTTCTCGCGACGCAGAATCACAACACCCCCCCTAACTCTTTTGGCGTGATTAACGAGCGAACACGACAGCCCGCTCTCTGTCGGTGGGTCAATTGGCGCACTCGGTCTTCCCGCGCTCCACACGGGTCCTCCTCAAAGCGAAACCCGGGGGTGCGAGACCCCGGTCTTCGTCCGCCTCGAGCGGTGAACGGCCGACGAACCATGGAGCCTGTCGCCGGCGTGCGCATCTGTCCGTGTGGGCAATCCATTACTATTGCACGAACTCGTAGATCGGAGTTTCCCCGTCGTCCTCATATCTATTAGTGAAGTGGAAGACGTAAACCAGAGACGCCAATCTCACTATGGCATCCCGGCAATACCCTAGTTCCACACCATTAACTTCGATCGACGCGTCACGGAACTCCAAGCGATCGTTTCGCGAATCTCCCATGTCGATCTCAACGCCGTCGAGTGGACCACCGATACACCGGATCTTCATTCTGTGATCCTAATTGCTTCCCATAAAGGGCAAACATAATCAGACCGAGTCCAATCGACGTGCCCTGGATAGTGGCGGAAGCACTTCCCGGCTGTGGGCTCTTCGTCATCCGAATAACACACCTTGAACGAGTATCGATCGCATGTGTCACAGCATCGTTCCTCGTTAATAGAGGGGACGATGGCCGGCACAGATTCGGGGCACATTGGTAAACCGTACTGTGGATCATCCACGTATTTCAGCTGCGTCATTCCGCCATCGGCCCCAGGACACGCAACTGGCCGAGATCGGGCATCTTCAGTTCGCGCATCCCGCACTTCTCGCACACCGGAGCCGCGGGTACAGTCTTGCGAGTCTTCCTGTCCGTGTAGCGCATCCAATGGATAGCCATTCGATTGCATTTGTCGCCGTCCCACACCGCGCAACAGGGAAACTCACCAGCGCGGGCCTCTCCACCGGTCGCTGACTCGACCCGCAACCCAATGCCGACCATCTCGATGACGCCGTCATCGCGGATCGCTTGTGCGTGCCCAGCCTCGCGCATTTTGTGCACTATCTCCTCGTAGGTTGATCGGCTGATCCCCAAGAAATGTCTGTGGCTCATTGTTTCTCCACCAGGCGCACCATCCACTCCACCTCGAGGAGATCGCGCGCCGCTTCCTGGTCCTCATCGAACACCAACCCATCGTGCGGGATGGGTGGTGGCCCGGACGTCGTCTCGCGCGGCCCCGCAGCGCGCACGGGACATTTGTACGCCACGGACCACCACCACGCCGGAAATTTCATGCCTCGTCGGCCTCGAGCGGCATCTCCGCCTGTACCGGCTCGAGCCGGCCGGCGGCGGTCTGCCCCTGCAGCGCCTTGATCCGGCGCCATATTTCCTCGGTCTTGGGGATATAGACGGTGACGATGATGGTATCGCGGCGTACGGGGGTTCCGGGAATCTTGACCGGTTTCGTGATGGGGACACCAAACCGGATTTCCGGGATGTCGAACGCCGGCACCCGGACCCGGTTGGTGCGGGGTTGACCGGCAGCCTTGCCCTCGGCTCCCGGGAGGTCTGCCTGCTTCGGCTTGCGGGTGCGCTTGTTGCGGAGCGGAGTCACCTTGTCGGCAGCATCTTCACCCATTAGATTCTCCCCTCGGACCTCTTCAGTCCATCGGAACGAAATCCACCGGGTCGCCGGTCACGGGACAGACCAGCCACCCATCCTTGTCACGATCGCAATCCGCGATCGTCCCCGACCAATCACACCCCGCGGAGGTGCACATCATCATCGAGTCCATCGAGCTCCCGGTCAGGATGGGCATCGGCGTCCGCATCAGGACCAGGAACCTCGTCCGCGGGTCCCTCGACTGGGGGGCCATCATGCACCCCTCCCTTCTCCGAGAATGTCGCCTCCACCAACTTCCTCATTTCGCCAATTGGAACGTGTTCCCCGCTCTCGACGATGGACCTCTGCATTCGCACCAGACCACGCAAGACCCTCCTGGTTTCCGCGTCTGGGACCGGGAGCACCTGCTCGCTGTCGCGCCCGACTTCGCCGGTGCCAGTCGACAACGTTATATCGATCTTGGTCCCGAACCCAAAAAGTCTCGCCTCCTGCACCATGGCCGACTGCATCCGGTCAAGGCACTGGAGCTTGAGTTCCATCCGTTTCGCCTGGTCGATGGCCTTGGCTGAAGGCCTGTCCAATTCCAAGAACATCGTCATGGCCTGCGTCCCAATCTCTCGGAAATGCATCGATATCCGCTGTCGGATTTCGGGGGCACGGTAAAACCTGGCCGCGGTGGACAGGTAGCGGCCGATGTACTTGTGTGCCATGACGTGTGAAACACCGAGAGAGGCCGCGATATCGCGCAAGGGCGTAAATCGAGCGAATTGGACAGCTGCATCCTCACACCGCTGCCAGAATTCTTCCTCACTCCCGGATACCTGGAAGTGACCATCAGGACGTTTCCTCTTGCCGGCCCTGGGAGGCGTCAGTCGCGGCTCTTTTCTCGCCCGAGAGGTAGCCTTCGATCCACGCCCCGATTTCTCTGGTGGATGGGGCACAATTGTAGGGCGGGGCAAAGATTTCTTCGTCTTCAGCCGCGCGCCTGCCTTCTTCCCACCATTCGTAGAACTCATGGTAAGGTTCGTCTCCTGGCCGCGGGCTGGACGGTCGGCCGTATGACGTACAGAATCGTTTGTGTGGCCAGACACTCACCGCACGATGACCTTTGCAGCTTTCGAATTGATGAATCCCACGTAGATTCCCGGGGTCCGCGGAGCGCGCTCCATCCGGCGCCCTCGCACATCATACCACGCCACGGCCTGGAGCGCATCGGCCCCATTGACATCGACCACGAACGCGATATCGGGATCGGCATCCACGGACGTTGACGCGCCTCCGAACCACGCCTGTGCCACCGGGTTTGTTCTGATGAACTCCATGACTTGGCTCGCGGCCTTTAGCCAGCCACTGTTGGTGTAGTGTGTGCCGTCGTCTGGACTGAAATCTCGGCACAACCATACCAATCCGTCAATCTCTCGCGGATCGTTGCCGTTGGCCCACAGATATGGTCCGCGGTCGGTCCATGGGACGACGCCACCTGGACCGTAGGTCATCGCTGGGTCGCCGTCTATCTGGTCCCCGATGACCGTCCTCATGGCAAAATCCGTCTGGTAGGCCCACGGCTCCGGATTGAGCGCCGTAGTCGCGTAGCCGGCGAACTCCCTGCCCCAGATGTGCGCCACCGCCGCATTGGGGAAGATCGTCCGGGTGATAGCAAGAATCCTCTCAACGCGCACACGTAACGAGTCCGTGAACTCTTCGAACGGTTCTGTTGGCCAAGAGTTGGTCTGCTGGAGGAGCACCACCTGGATTTGTCTGGGGTCGAGCCCGGCCGTCTCCACGCTGTCTTGAACTTGTGCCCAATATGGATTGGACGGCTCTGCGATGAGATCGGCAGTCTTGCCCGGCGCCGCGGCGTTCACCAATGTGACCCACGGCGCGCGCCACGGCTCGAGCTCGAAACTGTCGGCCAGAGCAATGTGCATCTGGTACGTCATACTAAACCCGATGAGCAGGACGCCAACGATTCCCAGCTGATCCGGGGAGCCGGCCGCATTGCGCGGCACGACACCGCGAACGATGTCGAGCCCCGCCTCTAGGTGCGCTGTGGGTGTCTCGTTGCTCCCCCCCGGATAGAGCCCACCCGACTGTCCCTCGTACGTACCAACCATCTCCGTGAGTGGGACGAGCCCCACAATGGTTGTGTCCGGGCATGGATCAGATGCGGATGCTTTGCCCATCGAGGCTATGACTATCGCAGCACACATAAACAGCGATTTCATCCGTCCTCCAATTCGAGGTTAAAGATCGTAACGACCCGAACTCTCACCCGTCAGATGTTGGTATCTTTGCTCATCCCGAGCCGCGCCATCATTCCATATAATCCCGGCCTCGTTACTCCTAGATACCGAGCGGCTTCGCTCATACTCCCTGCGTAACGGGCCAACGCCAGCGTGATCTCCCTGCGCACCGCCGCGTCCATCGCAGCACGCAACACAGTAGCAGTGCGTGGATATGAACCGCATGCGGCCATTACCGCGTCTCCCGTGCCGCGCGCTGGGCGGCGTTCATCGGGAATCCCGGCGTGCCTTTGATCCAACGGAGCGTCTCGTAGTCCCACCACCGCTTATCCTTGCATCGCGTGCACCAATCAATGCGTGTCGGGTAGTAGTCGCAGAATGCCCGCCACTCGTGACGGCACCTCCCCGCCCTCACTCGCTCCCACAGCGCGCGGATCAGGGGCATGGGGGAGCTCACCTTGACCCGCTTCACGGCGCGTCCTCCACCTTTTCGTACGTCGCGTCGAAAATGTCAGGTTTGCAGGGGTAGTATTCACCCTTCACGCCTCGAATGATCCAGTCTCCAGGTTGCACGGTCATGATGCCTTCGGTGGTTTCAATTGCAAGGGTGTCATGGTTGTAGTGCCATATCGCCTTGTCGCAGAACGGTCGAATCGTTCCGCCGAAACACTCGCGGCCTCCCGTCCACAGTACCGCCTCAATCACGACGGGCTTCTTGCGGTACTTCACGGCGCGTCCTCCCTGCGCTCGGCGGAATGTAGAACCGCGCGCATTTCTTCTACGATCTCCACCAACTTCTCGTCGTCTCTCGCGGCCATGATAGCGCGCACGAGAAACCCGATAACAGCGCCCGCGCAGACGCCTGACCACCACGCCTGTTCCGTGAACATCGTCACTCCTCCCTGCGCTCGGCGGCGGCGCGGAGACGAGCCGCGATGTCTGCCGGTTTGTCAGTTTTCCAATCAGGGCCCATCGCTTCCCTAAGTAGTCCTTTGGATTCGCCTATACCGCGCCCACCATGAAGCACACATCGGAGAAGATTCCCCAAGACACTTAGTGTGCTTTCGGCCGGGGACAGTGTGGATGGCGGTGGCGCTAAAATGTCCGCGAGCGCCACCAGTTCCGCCTTAGTCAGCCGCATCGTGGGCCATCCTTGCGAACTTGAAAACAGCGCGCTCGTGTGTAAAGTCCTCCATATCGTAAATCGCGCCTTCGGTGGCCGTGCTGTCGCTGTCGTCAAGAACCAGGAACCACCGCTCGCGGCGACCTGGCGGGTCCGTAATCACCGCAACGTGCGAAGGAATAGCCGCGAACCGCGCAACAACGCGCACTCCGTCGTACGGTCCATCTACAAACGAAACGTCATGCATCGGGGTCCTCCGTCGCAGGTGTGAGGGCGGAGCGGAGAATCGCCGCCGCACGTTCGACCGGGCGGCTATCCGCACCGGCCAGCAATGGAAGCGCCTTCTCCATCGCCTCGTTCAGCCGCTCGATCTCGCGCGCCATCGCGGGGAGCGCCGTGCGGGAGGCGGCGACAAGTTCACCATCATTCGCTGGATAGGTGGCCCCGCCGCTGCCTGCGAGAATCTGATGCCCCGGTGCCACGGCCGCTACCAGCGATCCTTGGCGGGGCTCATGCCTCTTGTAGACTCCGAACGTCCACGGCCCCGGCGTAGCCTTGTCCGCCAGCGCCTTCCACTCCTCGATCCGCTCGCGGGTCACGCGCTCACCCATCGGCGCGGTCCAGGGCGGTTAGGGCGGCTAGAGCGGCCAGCACACGATCCGCTTCGAGCCTGTGTTCATAACGATCAAACATCGTCACGTGCGGAAGGATTGCTAGAGCATCATCAGCAAGCCCTTGACGCTTCGCCTCCAGCGCCCGCACCCGCTCCTCGCTCGCCTTCACCCAGGTCTGCGGGCACTCCGGGCCACCGGGCACACCGCCGCACGGATGAGGCGCGGACACGACGGGCGCGCCGCAGGTGAGGCAGAGCATGACCAATTCCGTTGCATCTCCCAGAGGCCCGGAGAGATTCGGCCCTGGGTGGCATTGCTCCGCATGGTCGCAGTACACACAGCGCCCGTTCATTCCCGCCTCGAACGTGGGACACGATGGAGCAGGCGGTACATGACAATGCTCGCAGCACATCGCAGGCGCGGGGGCGTCGGTGAGGGCGTGTAGATGCTCGTAGAGGCGGGCACATTCTGCGTGCAGTTCGCGGGTAGCTTCTCCGTCTCTTGCGGTCTGCTCTCGCGCCGCCGCGAGTTCCGCGCGGGCGGCGTCGCGCTGTTGAAGCAGTAGGTTCAATTGCGCTACGGCCTTGTCCATTTCGGCGCTTCCCGTATCGCACATGCGGCGGGACTCGGTCAGCGCCGCGTCGAGCCGCTCCAGTTCCGCCGTGTCCTTGTCGGCCTCCTCCATCCACTGGTCGCGCTGGCGCGTCACCTCGGCAAGAGAGGATTCGAGAGTATCGGCCATTGCCGCAAGCGGCTCGATACCAGCGGGCGTAATGTGTCCGAACTGACGGATGTGCGCGCCAAGATGCTGCGCCTTCTCGCTCATCGCTCCTCCTCGGGAAGCCGCCCGATGCCTTGCGCCACGAGCATGTCGCGATAGGTTTGGCCCCCATTGTGATAGGCAGCATCATCGTGACTCACAGGCGGCAGCACCGGCTTAGCCCCCAGGCTCACGCCGTGCTTCGCGAGGATGCGGTCAACGTCGCGCAGGATCGTATCCGCGTCGTCCAGATCCCAGAACCGGCGAGCCTTATTGATCTCCCGCAGCGCCGCCTCCGGCCACGAGGGCAAGGGCGCGGGGGCGGTCACTTCGCCCACCGTGACACACGACGTGGAGCGCGGTCGTCTCGCGCGATCGGCCACTCGAATCCGAAGTCCCTGCGCTTCACCTTCGCCATGCGCCCGTCCTCGTGCCACCAAACGATTCCCTCGATAGCGTTCGTAGAGAAGAATTCTGCCAGCGCATCGTAGGAGCGAGGATCAACATCGCGGATCTCATCCGCGCCGTGTGGGATTAGTTCGTGCGCCTCGTACCCTTCCGGGTTGCCTTGCACCTTTGGCCCCACCATCTCATAGGTGCCATCCGACAGATCGGTAGCGTTCGCCAGGGCTTCCTGGTGGTACTGATCGTCAGGGCCGTCTCCCACGGCGAGCCAGCCCGGCCAATGGCCCGTAATCGGGTCGGGCTCCGGCTGCGCGGGCTCGAATCCCTGCGGAGGAGTTCGGCCCTTCTTCGCGTCGTACCGCTTGTAGAGCACGCGATCTCGTACCATGCACGCGGTCCCGTCAATCTTGCGCGTGGCCCGTCCTTCACCAGCGAGCACCCATTCACAGCCCGGCGTCACGTCACGCGTCACGCGCTTCATGTTCGAAGGGTCACGAACAAACAGAGTCGGAATCTTTCTCACGTTCTCCTCCTCTCCCCCCGCGCGCGTCGGCCGGTTGACGGGAGACCGCGTGAACCAGCGCTCACGCTAGAGCCTCGCCGACCGACTGCGCCGGGGGTTGTGGGTTACTCTGCCATCGCCTTCTTGCTGGCCGCAACCAGATGGCGCGCCTCTTCGGTGTTGATGATCGCCAGACGAATCACCGGCCGCGCGAACTGAAGTGGGATCGTGGCGACGAGGTAATGCATGTTGTGTTCGATATAGACATCTTCCGGTGTGAACCCGAACACGCCGTCTCCGTTGGTTCCGTAACTCCCGTCCTCAGCGGGGGAAGCAATCGCAATAACTGCTTGCGACCCACGATCAAGGATCTGCTCGGGATTCGTGAGCTGTGAGTTGACGGACGACACCTTGTTGATCTGGTAGTAGCCGATGGGGTCCGGGCAACCTTCGATGAACAGGTACATATAGAACGAGATTGCCCGGTCGTTCTGGAGTTTGAACCTCTTGATGAGGTTGTCGCGCTCCAGGGACCATGTGAGCTGCGGCGGCGGTTGTGACTGGAGTAGGCCGCGCTGGTTCACTTCGGTTCGTGCCTGCTCGTCCAGGGCCGTCGTGTTGCGCGGCCGCCCATCACAGCCAGTCTCCGCTGCCCCCATGAGCAGCGCCGCCACTGGCAGCGCAAGGAACCATCTCGCCTTCATCGTGAACCTCCGTAGTTGCTGAACTGCTCAACGCTCAATTGGTACGGGAGAGCGTCGGACTTCCACATCGCGCGGTGCCACATCTTCGACTTGGCGTTGTACTCCTCGACCCATCGCGTGAGCTGTTGCTGTTTTGCCAGCACCATCGCGCCCTGACTGAACTGCGAGAACATGGGATCAGTGGAATCGGCCGATCGGATCGCTCCGAGGTCGGCGTTGATCTTCTGGCATGTGTTGTAGATTTCCTGAAACTGCTCGTAGTTGATGAACGCTTCGCCTACTACCTTGTCACCAGCGCGCCCTACATGCGAGATCGCCCACCCCGCCGCGCTGGCGATCATCACGAACACCGCGAGCCATACAACCCATCGCTTCGCGTACCGTGTTTCATCGGGATAAATCCCTGATTGGCTCACCGCACCCTCCTTGTTATTGGCTCTACTACCGCCGCTTCTCCCCTCTCACCGCTCGCGCACCGATAAGCACAACCGTCACGATGCACCGCTACGATGAGAGGGGAGAAACGCCCCGCCGCCTCGATCACGCCCGACTCGACATCGTGCATGCGAAGATGAGCGCACCGAGGAAGGCGGGGCGAAGAGTCATGGTGGATCTACCGAATCCACCAGAAAATGTCGATCACGGCGACCACCACGCCGCAAATCACAGGAAGGAGACTCGAGTCCAACGATGACCACCTCCCTCACCAAGGCAAGAGACCGATGCGAATGAGCAGGGTGAGGGACACCGCTGCTCCGACTGCGGCGCCGACCAGATAGACCAACGCCGCCTTCATCGAGCTTCGCACGCCCAGAAAAGGTTCAGGGCATCCGGATTGATGCGGTAAACGAGGAACAGCAATCCGACCACGACGACAGCGAGGATGATTCGAACCACTAGGTATCGTTTCATTCTCACCACCACCCACGGCGAATCATGCCCTGTTCGAGATCATGGAGATGATCCCCGAGGCGCACACCGATGATGAGTCCGATCGCCACGCAGATCAGCTTCCAGATCGACCACTCGAAGACACCAGGAATCATCTGCCGCCACCATTCGTTTCTCTCCTGGCGGCATCGAGCAAGCGCGCACGAATCCACGCCGACAAATTGAGCCCAGCGTTCTTCGCCGCCTTGATAAACAGAGTGTGATGTGGGCGCTCCACGCGGAGCTTGATTTCTTTGGCGTGGAATCGGTCCTCACTCTTCGTGGTCATGTCCTTACCATGCCTCCGCGTGTTCTGTGGAGTCAATCATCTGACTCCGCCACCTGGTTGTCACAGACGTGCGCAACGATTGGCTGGATATCTGAGATCATCATGGCGAAATTGGCCACATCCACCGCTTCGCTCCGGATGTTCCTACTGTCGCCGGACAGGATGACCTCGTGCAACTCCAGCACTTCCTGATGCAACCGATAGAACAGAAACGCGAGCGACTTATTACGCCATCCAGTCGGTCCGCGTTCCTCGTCGTGTTTCGCGAGTGATGACTCCATGTCCTGCGCGAAGATCATGATCGGATGCCTCGGCTGGGATTCGTGGTCCACACAACGCCAACATTGGCACTTCATGGACATTTACGACCACCTGCGGCGATCTATAATAGCGCGCGGCCCGAAACGCGTCGAAATGAGCGAAACCGGAGCCCCAGACACCCGCTCGAGTTCCTCGATGAACCGGATGGTCTCGCTCGTCAGCTGTTCGAAACGTTGTGCCTGGCGATTCTCGACCCTCACATAATCAGCGAAGGTGAGTGCAATATCTGTCGGTCCGTTCAGAGAAGTTGCCACCCTAAACAGTCTCCAATCGAATTCCGACAGCCGGCGCTGCCGCTTGGTGGTGGTGGTGGTTTCCGTTGCCTTCAATTCGCTCAATGGAATACCACTGCGCCGGCTGAGTTCGGTGTACGACAGATCCTGGCTCATCGGACCCGACGTCTGCCCGGTTACGGAATCCTGCACGCGGATTGGGTACGAACGACAGACCATCATGATCCTGCGCACGCGGCTGGGCGGAATACCGGCGTCCGCTAGGCACCCGCTTACTGTAGTATCGCGGGATGTCACGTGCGGATAACTGCCGTGATGGATGCTGAGCCCCGTCCCCTGGGTCCCCTCGAGGAGGACACGTGTCCCGGTGCGGAACGCGTCGTCCAACACGCGACGAGTCTCACACAAGAACGGGCGCAGTTCGGGGATGTCCCTCGCGAGACGAACAGGGACTCGGCTGGGGAATGCACCGCGGAGCACCTTGCGCGCGGTGGCGAATCCTACGCCCTGCGCGGTCGAGGCGATGCTCTTCTTCAGCGTGCGGTCTTCAGCCTTCCGATCCCCATCCTCTATGATCATGGCCTGCGGGTCGATAGAGAGACGCGAAGTTCCAACCTTACATGTGGCGATCTCGCGCAACAGCTTCGGCACGTAGAGTGTGGCGCCTGGCCCCAGTACAAGTCGCGCACTGGAATGCAGCGTCCCTGACGGGAGGTGGTGATGTGCGTATTTGCTGGAATCCTCGAGGTAGACGCTGTGGCCGGCATTGGGGCCACCAACGCGCACGAGCACTCCGTATTCTCCGGAGATGTACGACGTGATATGCCCCTTACCCTCGCTGCCGTATTGTCCTCCGACCAGTACATCCACCAGACGGTCGGTCCCTCGCCCGAAATATCCGAGTGCCGCAGCCACACGAATGAAGACGTCCTCAGGCGTGGAGCGCTCCGTGTTGATCACCAGATCGGCGATCACCGCCAAATTGCCGATGTTGCGCTCTGTGGCATTGGCCTTGACCTTTTCGTACGAAGACATCTCGTCCACGTCGCGGTTGTGACGTGAACCATAGCGCTGCTTTAGGGCGCCGTCTGATGCAGTGAGGTGAACGTGTACGACGCGCGACCCGAACCTCTCGCGGATGCCCTCGATCTGCGGACTCGTGCGCACAGCATCGATTACGAACTCCGCGGAGTCCGATACAGCCTCGTCCTGCTGTGCGATCCAGCTCGCGAGCCATCCGCCAGAAGTATGCTGGTCCAACCGGTCGCCGGCCGCCTGGAATAGCCCGCGGCCCTTGCTGTGCATATCTTCGAGTGACCGAATCACATCGCGACTCTTGACCATCTGCAGACGGAAGCTCGACGTTAGTCTGTCGGCCAGAGTCGTCTTCCCCGATCCGACAGGACCAGAAATCAGTACGATACGCCGCACAATGTTATCCCCCCTGTACTTCTGTGACTACCACGCGACTCCATCTCGATCGAGTGTCTCTCGCATTTCGTTCTTGGCCCGCTCTAAATCGCGGGTAAGCGGTGATTCGCTAATTTCAGTTTCGCCGGCCAGAATGGAACGCGTGCTGTCGATGTGTAGCACGAGATTATATGAACGACAGAGCGCATCGACAACACGTCTTGCAACATCCACATCAATCTCCACTCGTCGTTTCCCCGCGGAATTGAAACATCACGAGCCCCGTGTCCGTCACCGCGTCTACTTTGTCATACGTGAGTGTGAACCTCTTACCGTTGCGCTCGATACCGACGAGGAGCCTGTCGCCCTCGGGAATTACACGAATGGCGCCGTCGAATGGTCCACCACGAAGATGTACGCGACGCAACTCATCCATCATGAAGCCTCTCCCAGCGGCAGTCAACTACCCTGCCCTCGATAGTCTTCGTACAACCTTGCTGATATGGACACAACCGTGGTCCGGACCCGCGTTCGATGATGCAGATGAGGTCGCTTGCCGCCTTCGGGATCGTCATAGTTGAAGCCCACATCCTACGATCGTCCACGCGGATTGGTTTCCCGGTGGCCGGACATTTATCAATCGTGGCCTTCCTAATCATCAACACTCCGGTGTTGTGCCCCATTCTATCCCCACTGGCCCCCCACTGTCAAGATATCTACTGGGTGGGCTTCCCTGCCCTTGTGAACACCGCCCGTGCAGGTCGGGAGCGTTCACAACCAGATCCTTCTCCCCGGTTGACGCGGCGCCGGGCCCAGCATTACCTCGCGACACTCGCCCTCCTGACGCGCGGCGTGTGCCGGCGTTCCTCCTCGACTATGTGTGGCTCTCCTGGCTCTTCGGTACTCTTCCATCTGCCGCCCACCATCAGACGCGAAATACCCCACCGGCGGAGGACATCGCGATCTTCTGGAGTCTCGCCTCCAGCCCGGAAGCGCTCCTCGGCTTTGGCCCGGCGCGCGGGGTCCCGCCAGGAGGGCTTCTGTGGTAGCCGCGGCATGTGGGGCCGGCCGGCGCCCGGGGGTGGAACCGGAGGCAAGGCAGGTGGCTCCGCGGGTATCGGAGGGGCGGACTCGATTATTGGACCACAATCTTCCGGAGGTGGTAGAATTTGTCGCCGCGGTTGTCGTGCGGTCGCCGACTGGACCGCCGGGATCTGGCCGCGTCCCTTCGGCTGCCCGGGCTTGGCCGCGTGGCTCCTAGGTTTTATCCGCCGTTTCTTCACCACGGCTACCGGGGGTTTCTTTGTTATTCGTCGTGTACCTGGAGCGGGCCTGGATTTCTTACTTGACTTCTTGGACATCCCACCACTCCCTAGCGGCGTCCCACCGCACCAGGAACCAATCGTGCTCAGGGAACAGGAGCGCAGCAATCTGGATTTTGTCTATTCCACGTTGCGACCGCGCCCGCAGGAACCTGACGCGCTTCGTGGAACCCTTGACCTCGTGGAATGTAAAGCCCCCGCGTCCGTTGGCGCGCAGACGGAAATCCGGCCAATATCTGCCGGCCAGCCCGACGCTGAATCCCTGTGGTTCGTACAACCATGGCTCACCCAGCGCCCCAAGATGTCCGGCGTAATCGCGCTCCTCCAGCGACTTGAATTTGGGTTCTGTGTTGTTGATCACCTCGAGTTCCGAGCCGGAGGGAGGACGTCGGCCGTCAACCTCATACCCCTTAACCGTGAAGCCGCGAGTCATCAGGGCGCGCAGCTCTTGTTCGGTGAGGCGGATGCCGCGGTTACGCTTGGTCAAACTCTAACACCTCTTGGCTCAACCGTCGTGCCGCGATCTCGCAGTAGTGCTCTTCAATCTCGATTCCGATGGACCGGCGGCATAAGTCTTTCGCGGCGCGCAACGTCGTGCCGGAGCCCATGAAGGGGTCGAGGATCGTTCCGCCTTCTATCGCCTTCACTAATCTCTTCATTAGTGCAAGCGGCTTAGTTCCCGGGTGGCTCCAGCCGTTGTGTCCATCACACGGTATCTCGATAACATCACGCTCTAATCCAATCTTGGTGCCGCGTGCCCATAGCCAGATGGGGTGCCATCTGTAATACATGCCATGCGCAGCCGTAGCAGCGAGAGAAAATGTTGCGTGCCAGACGATACAGAGATCGGGGGGAGGATCGTAAGAGGCGAAAGCAAACAAACGGCGCGGTACCGCCGCGCCGAACCACAAGCATGGTCCAGACGCAACGGATAAACATTGCTGTAAAACTGATTGTGGTGGCACATCTTCATCCCAAGAAGCAAGTCCTAATCCGTACGGCGGGTCACTCACTACAACATCCGCCACCAACCCAGACATCGCCTCCCTACAGTCCCCGTGGTAGATCGTGGCCCATTCGTCCTGATAGTATGGCGTCACGCCGACGCCTCCCTCCACGCGACCACAATCCGCGGTTCGTAGGCCGCGTGGCTGCCGCCGGCGTCAAGCAACCAGCGCTGCTCTTCGGCGTTCCACCAGCGCACGTACCACGTTCCCGAATCGCGGAAACGGACCTCATATTTCCCCGATTCCGGCGGAAGATGAACGTTAGAAGCGTGCCCCATCACGCACCTCCCATAGCGTCGATAAACGGCGCCACTCCAGTCTTGGGGTTGCGCTTCCAGTCCCGTTGGCGAACTTTGGTCCACGTCGTCTCGACTATCTCCTGAAAATCAAACCCGCGCGCCGTACAATATGCGGCCAGGAAGACGACGATATCTGCCACGGCGTCCCTGGCTAATTCCTCGTGCTCCGCCGCTGTCCCACGCACACCCTGCTCCTGCTTGAGCTGCGAATGCGCCAACTCCCCTGTCGAGCGCACCAGCCCCAGGAAAATCGTCTCCAGGTGTTGCATGTGCTCGAGTGCGAGTTCGCCCACCTCCTCCGCTACTCCGAGGAGCGGGCGGTGCGCTGGGCTGTCGCCGAAGTTGCGCGTCACCCATTCCTGCACTTCGTTCTGCAGCCGGCGGAAATCAAACGGGGCATCCGCCGACGGAGGTGAATGGTCCACGGGCGGACGAATGAACTCGGTGAATATACCCATCCGGCACGCCAGATCGATCTCGGCTGCGACACCCACTGATTTGTCCCACCCGTCGATCTCGAGCACATATAGTTTCGAGCATCGCGACAGAACAGCTCGATTGTGTCGTCCCCAATAGTCGAATCCAAGTGGTAGCGACCCCATCATGGCAATCGGGTGGCCGTGCGAGATTGGAGAAAACACCAACTCGCCCTTGCGCATGAGATCGGCTGCGGTCAAGCTGGCCGTGACGAAACGGCACATACGAACGGACGGATCGTCATGTGAATACGGACAGGCGAGATAGACGAGTTCTTCGGGTTCCATTACTCCTCCACGGTGGATTTGGTCTTGTGCTTCTTCGGTGCAAGCGCCTCGTTGACAACGCGATTCGCCGTGGCCTTTGGTTTCTCGCGGCGCGATGGTTTCTTCGGCGCCGGCGCCGCAGCCTTGACCGGTGATGCCGGTTTCGCCGGCTCCGCTCTGACGTAGAATCTGACGATTCGGGCCTCACCTAGTCTGCCCTGGTTGGTATCGTACCAGATGGCGCCCTTACCGTCAGGAGCTCTACCGAACAGACCATTGAGGAGCCCGAGCGGGCTGGTGTAGAAATTCCCCTGCTCGCGTGCTACCTGCAGCGTCGGGTGCTCCGCTAGTGTCCTGTTGACAGTGACACGTCGCAGAAATAAGTTGCTAATGCCGATCCGGTCGGATTGCAGCGCGGCATTCAGGAAGTCCACGACATCGCGAAGAGTGATAGATTCTTTGCCGGTGAAACGTTCGACGTCTTGCATGAATTCTCCTTGGTTCTGGTGTTGATCTATTCCGTCTTCGAACGATCGCACAAATTAGGATATCTCCAGTCCCACCAAAGGCGCAACCCCTCCAATTCCTCGGCCACCAAATCCCGCTGAATCTGGCGCTGAGTGCTTCGTTCCATCACGGAAGCCACAACCACAAGAAACAAACCGAGAGCTACCGTGATCGCCAACCACAGCACAACAAACACAATCATCTCGTCCTGTCCCTATCCCAGAGTTTAAGACGTTCAACTTCTTCCGCGGCGTTGCGTGTTGGCGTATCCGGAATCTTGGTTTTAATACTCGAGACGATAGCCGTCACCTTCTGCTGTGCCTCAGGTGAGACACCACCTGTTCCATGGCGCGACATCTCGAGTCTAAGTTGCTCGCTCTCGCGGCGCAACGCATCGAGTTGGGCGCGATGCTCCGGTGGTAGTGGTTTCTCGGCTTTCGATCTCGGTGGTTCGTCCTCCCATCGTTGTCCGCGGAGCCAAGTTGCAGGGTGTGGGACTAGGAGACGTTTGGTGCGGGGGTCCCTAGTCGTCCAATCTAGCATCCCGCGGCGTTCCTGCTCCTCTACTGCCGATACGACTCGAGCGGCTAATTGCTGGTTTAGATGTAGTCCCTGCTCCTCCCATGCCCTCATGGCTTCGAGTTTCGCCTCGCGCCGGCCCCAGACCTCCCAGAATTTGTCGAATCCGTGTGGGGCTGGATCCCCGATTGAACGTTTACGGCGCACTGGTGCGCTTCTTTCGGACGGTTCCGGACGGTTAGGGACGGATCTCCGACGCACGCGTTCCTTTATATCGCGAGGCAATCCAGCGCCACCGGCGTCACCCCGTCTTACCACCGGCGTCACCCCGTCAATACTTTCGGCGTCACCCCGTTCCAAGCGCGGGGTGTCATAGGCGTCACCCCGTTCCATGGCGGCGATTATCTCGTCAGTAATCCCTGGTTGGGTGGTTGGTTTCCGTTGCGGGGTGTCTCCGGCGTCACCCCGTCTCCATATATTGAATTGCGCCATTCTGAATTTCCGCCCCGCCCTATCTGCTCTCGATGTGGGGTCTCTCCCATGGATTTCTAATTCGCCATGCTCTACCAATCTCTGAATCGCTCGTTGTGCGACTCTCACCGAGCAGTTGGCTTCCGCCGCGATGGTTGCGAGTTTGGGCCACGCATTTTCGCCGTCTGGATCAACGTGGTTGGCAATAGACAAAAGCACCAAACGCTCTGTCCCTACGCTCGGTGATCGTTCAAATACCCAGGCGATGGCTTGGATGCTCATAATTGTTACGAGCGCTGCGCGACAGACGTTCCCTTCACGACTTCAACTCCGGGAATCACCACAGTCCCCTTGCTGGCGCGCACCATGGCGCCAATCTTTTTCTCGTCCGGCATCATATACTCACGCGGGATCTGCCCGATATTTACGATGCGGTAGGACCAAGTGTCAGTCATGGACAGCCCGGGAGTCATAGGGACGGTAGAATCCAGTTTCACGATCCGCGGCACGACGGGAGCGGACAGGATTTCTTCGGCTGCTGCCACGTCGCCCATGTCCTCCGCCGCCTGCGCTGCGAGGAGGGCCTCCCCCTCCGCTTTCTTGCGGGCGAGTTCTTGAAATCTCACCTCCTCCTCCACACGAATTCGTTCTTGCTTCGTATGGTAGT